TAGTCTCGTGGGCTCGGAGATGTGTATAAGAGACAGAAATAATATATATAATATACAGGCTTAAAATTTAATTTTAAAATATACCTTGACAAGAAAATGATAGAATGATATTGTTTTATTAAATTAAAAACGCATTCGGGCAACGGGCAGAGTTAAATAGATTTGTCGAGGTCCCGAAAGAAACGGACTTCATGCAGCCGGTACAGTCGAGATCATCATGATCTGATTGTATCAGTTGCATTTTTTATTTTAAGTATTCCAGTACTGGAGAGAGGAGATATATAACATGTCAGCAGTTGAAATGCAGAAAGTAAATAATACAGTTGATGTTTTTAAAGATGACATTGACATGTATATAAATCTCTGGATGGAAGAGAGGAATATAGAGGATTTATGCAAAATATCACAGAATAGATGGTATAACTGCTGTAAATATGTCTATGAGAATGTATTTAAAGTTAATCCAAAGTACTTAAAGGATGATAATAATATTAATAATGCCTATAATACAGATAAGGTTAACGAGGTATTAGATATATATATAGACCTGTGTAATGACTACGAGAAAGTAGTGAATATTGTTGGATTTACATTCTTTACCGGAATACACAGAGACACGTTAAACGGATGGGTTAATGGCGTTCAACTTGCCTCATCAGGTTCCGACATTTGCAAAAAAATTGACGAAATGCGTGAGGAAAGTTTGGTAGGTTTACAGGTTTCCGGCAAAGGAAACCCCATGAATTACATGCCGTCACTGAATAAGTACTGCGGCTTTAATATGCCGGGCGTAAGAGACCAGGGAGCCAGAGCAAGAGCATTGACAGCTTCGGAGCTCCCAAAACTGGGAGGCGGGAATTGTGCGAGATTGCCGGACAACTTTGACAATTCAAGCCCGGATAATGGTGAAATCGTGATAGACAATTCAAACAATTTAAAGCCCAGTGTTTAATGGTCTTAAGGCGCATTAAATCGTTGATACATTACGCAAAACAAGGGTTTTGCGAATAGTTGTAAAATACGAATGGAATTGAACGAACAATTCAAACAATTTATCAATGTTCAAAGCATGATTCTGCATGGAGGGGGAGGGGGTTTGATAGGTTGAGAAAATCAGCACTACTAAGTCCTTTAAATATCCTCAAAAACAAAAAGAGATTGGATGGAAAAGTATGAGAGTAGTATCACAAAGCAAAGACGTTTCGCTTGATTTTGACCGGACCGAATTTAGAACAAGCTATGAATGCATAAGCGCTACTTTTGATGGAAGAACTTTTGCCATTGGGAAATATGCTACACCAGAACGAGCAGCAGAAGTATTTATGGACATGCATAAAGCATATGCGCCTGTACAGGTAGTTTGCACAAATATGGACGAGAAACAAGTCTCTGCATTAGTTGCAGCATCACAAAATACACCGATTAGATGCGTCAAGATGGATGATCCAAGGATGGCAGCAACAGTATTTGATAACCTTGTTTACTATATGCCGGAGAAATAGATTGCTTGCATTGCTCGTTTGCCAAATGGTAAGGCACTGGGTTTTGATCCCAGCATTTATCGGTTCGAGTCCGGTACGGGCAGTTTTGAAAATGGAGGTAAATCATGTTGATTTTAAAAACAGTCATAACAACATTTGATGCCCTTGCGATTTTGACGTTTTTCTTGCTTGGAAGAGATAGCAGCAACGAAAAGGACGCTGTGGCAGTCTGGGGATCACTTATTGCATTGTTTCTTGTCAATATATTTGCAATGTGGAGATGATGATATGGTTTTGTATGACCCGATATTTGGTATTCGCTTCTTGCCGGAGATTTTAACTACGGTCGGAAGAATACATATAAGCAGAAAAAAACATGCGGGAGAAACCGACGTTCTGGATCTTGACAGTGACGCTGAGCACCAGTCTGAGAAGTCGGAGCATCCAGTATAGCTTAAGTCCACTGGCATTCGGTTTTTGCAAGAAAAAACTCGGCGTAAGCAATTATTCGGTGTTAGTGGACGTCGGCAAAATAAAAAGATCAAAAATACTATCATAAACGGCGCGCTATGCGCGCTGTGACGGAACGTAGCTCAGTTGGCAGAGCACTCGGCTTATATCCGAGCGGTCGCAGGTCCGATTCCTGCCGTTCCGATGGAGGAATGGGTTTAACGATCCATTCCGTAAATTCTCCTTCTTGGTGTTTTTCATGACACATCAATTTTGTATATCCGCTTAGTAAGGTGCTTTAATTAGAGGTATGAGCATGATTTTAAACTGTGTAAATTGTGGCGCACCAATTGAAAGTGACAAGAAAGCGTGCCCTTATTGCAAAACTCCATATGGTTTACGTACAAAGATAGAACTGGAACCATATATTGATTCAAACGGAAGGATTTGCAGACATGAACCGGAAATGATAGAAGTAACAACTTTGGAAGATTGTGAACATAGGTTTATTAGGAAGTAATTGAAATGTGTGATTTTTGCAATGGGAAAGAATCATATAAAACTGCATATGGAGAATTTAAAATCAAAAAATTGGGCTATATAAATGTTATTCAATGCCATATTGATAAATGTCCACAGTATGCTAAATGTTGTAGCAATGGAATGAACGTAGCGATAGCAATGGAAATTGAATTTTGCCCGATGTGTGGTAGAAAGTTGGTGGAAGAATGAGTAATATACATAAATTCAAAGTAGAACCAATAGAAAGACACCAGGCATGTGCTAAAGTTACAGTTGATGGCGAACAGTGCTTATGCAGTTCGTATAAAATAGAACATTATGCTGGAAGCCTTCCAATGGTCAATATAAACCTTATTGCCGATGTGAAATATGAGCAAGATGTAGAAATTAACATTGTAAACTTGCATGAAATAGCTTCGCTGATGGACAAGAAAACATTCAAGGAATTTTGCAGAGTTTGGGAGGATATTCACGATGAAGCATAGCAAAGAATGGTACACTTGCGACATGTGTGGTGCAGAAATTAAAAAAGGAATATTGTGCGGAAATTCGATTACAAAAAATGGTATTTTAAATGTCACATACGACTTGTGCTATAAATGCATGGAAGATTTTGAAAGGTTTATGAAAAATGATTGTAAATATCAATAACAGCACATACGAGATGAACAGCAAACAGTATAAAGCAGTCCTTGATACGGCGAGCAAAGCTGTTACCTGCGGCATATACGCTGTGGAAAAGAACAAGGTAGCAATCATGCTTCGAGAGGAATATAAAAGCAAGGAAGAACTGAAACAGGCAGTTGGTAATTATACGGCGAAAGGGTTTAAGGTGCATTGGAAATGAAAAAAACACGTTCAAAAATTATAATCAAAACTAGAAAAGGCGGTTACACAAAGATTTATGCTAACGGAAAATGGCAAAAGGGAGTGTATAATATTGATTTCCATGCTGACTGCACGCCATTGAGATATCCGTACATAAAAGTTTCATGCGAATTTGACAAAAATAAGACTGATAAAAACGGTTCGGTTATTTACGACCCGGAAAAAGAAGAAATTGCAAAAGAACACGTAGTTGCAAGAATTTAGAAGGAGATTTTATGAAGAAGCTATTTGTAAGCGTGCCAATGAAAGGCAGAACAGAGGAAGAAATCAAAGCAAGTATTCAAAAGATGAAGAAGATTGCTGAAATCTACGAGGGTGAGGAATTGAAGCTTATCGACAGTTATACTAAGAGTACCCCACCTAAAGATAGTAAAGAAGATGTATGGTACTTGGGCGAGAACCTTAAGAAACTGGCACGGGCTGATGTATTTATTGGAATATGCGAGAGCTACGATTGGAACGGCTGTAGCATTGAAAGAGAAACAGCAGAAAAATATGGCATTAAAGCATATATGATTCCGGTAAGGTATGTAATTGATGATTATAATGCACTTATGTACAAATTACATCCGGCTTGCGGTGATGCAATGCCAACAATCTAACAATATATTTACCGGCCAACAAATGGAGTTAGTCGCTAACCAACAAAAATTATTGGCAGAGGTCTTAATGCACTTCTGCTTTTTTGCGGAGGTGCTTTTCTTTTGGCAAGTTCAAGCCTAATTTCCACAGTAAATGGATATGAAAATTACATACAGGTGCATGGCGTTGATGAACAGGTAATAGATGCATACATACAAGCCGTAGCGGTTGCCTTAAGGACAGAACATGACGTTGATTATGGATTGAAAATATCCGCAAAGGCAAAAAAACTTATAGCAAGCTATGTCAAACAATATACAGGCGGCAGAGTTGCAGACTTAGAAGTGTATGCCTGGGAACATGATACGACATACAAGGTGCTCCAACAATTCTACGATGTTTTGATGTATGAATCAGCCTATCTTGTGGACAGCTTTTTTTATTACATTGAAATTGATGAAAAGGACCCGTGGAAAAGATTTTATTTCCCAAGAAGAAAAGTGCTACAGCCTGTAGTCGGAGCATATCAGGAGATTTATGATGGAAAATTGGATTTTCTGTCTGTATCGCAACCGAAAAGAACTGGAAAAACAACAGGCGGTCTGAAATTGGCGCAGATGATGGGTGGACGCGACCCGGACGGAAGTATATTCGGTGTTGGAAAAGGCGAAGGACTTGTTAAGCGATTTTATGGTGGCTTATTGCAAGGATTTGAAACAGAAAGCACGTACAATAGATTCTTAAGTGTTTTCCCGGAAGCAACAAAGATAGGCGAAAAGGACTATAAAAGTGCTGAAAATCTATCAATCGACCTTAAAAGCAAGAATATTTTCCCGACATTTACATGCCGTCCGATTGATGGCGCAATCGTAGGATGTACCGAAGCAAATGTACTTGTCTATATTGATGACTGCGTTAAAAACCATGAGGAAGCACGAAATAGAGATAGATTAGAGTTTCTTTGCGAGAAAGTAACAGACGATGTTCTCGGTAGACGATTAGAGGGAACACCTATTATCATACAGGGAACGAAATACAGCTTGTACGATCCAATTACGGCTTTACAAAATAAAGCTGATGAATTGGAGTGGAGATGGAAAGAAGTTGCGATTCCGGCACTTGACCCAATCACAGATGAAAGCAATTGGGAGATTTATCGAAAAGATAAAAAAGGATTGCGGAAGATATTCACAACCGGTTACTACCAAAAGGAACGAAAACTTGTTTCGGAAGAAACGTGGGCGGCAGAGTTCCAACAAGAACCATTTGAAGCAAAAGGGCGAATGTTTGCGGAGAATGAGCTTAATTATTTTGAGGAACTTCCTGTTGATCAAGAACCAGATGCAATTATGGCGGCTTGTGACAGTGCTGATAAGGGAGAAGATAGCTGCTCAATGCCAATTGGCTATGTGTACGGCAACGAGGTTTATATCGTAGATGTAGTGTTCGATAATGCCGGAACACAATTTACCAAGCCTGAATGCGCAAATATGCTTATTAAGCACAACGTAAAGACGGTTACATTCGAGAGCAACAGTGCCGGAGAATATTTTGGCCGCGATGTAATGGACATTGTAAAAGAGCAAGGCGGAAGATGTAGCGCACGGTTCAAGTTTAATTGTTCAAATAAAATAACTCGAATGGAAAATGCAAGAGATAATATCATTCGAGATTATTATTTCCGCGATTTCAAGAAAATGGACAGGCAGAGCCAATATTACAAGTTTATGAAAGAACTTACGACCATGACAAGAAGTGGAAAAGTAAAGCATGATGATGCACCGGATTCAGTTGCATTGTTTGAAAACGAGATGCGAAGCGGAACACAAGCAAAGGTAGAAGCGGCAGTAAATCCGTTTAGGAGGTATTGATATGGTAAACAAAGATATTTTAAATCAATACTTAGATTTAAGAGAAGAAGTAAAAGAAGTAAGGAATAAAATTGAAAAGCTTGAAAAATACATAGAAAAAATTGAGCAGGAAGGAACGGTTATTGATAGCGTTTCTGGCGGAAATGGTGGAAACCAACATTTTAAAATAGAAGGAATACCATTGCCAGAATATAGGCACAAAAAAACCTTGTTATATTCCAGAAAAACCACCCTCGAAATTTTGGAAAACGAACTTCTTGAAAAAACAAATGAAGTAGAAGAGTTTATTGCAAATATAAAAGATAGCAGAATTAGAAGAATAATTAACCTTAGATTTTTAGAAAATCAATCTTGGAATAAGGTTGCCGACCAAATAGGAGGCAATAACACAGAAGACAGCGTTAGAAAAGCGTTCGATAGATTTATGAAAGAGTAAAGTTGTCCGATATGTCCGTTTTTTTTCTGATATAGTTATAATCGAAGAAAGCAACAAAAGTTGAATACTTCACCTCCCCCAATTTATAAAAGCATCGTAGAGAAATCTCCGGTGCTTTTTCTTTTGCAAAGAAAAGAGGATTTTATGGGATATACACCAAAAAAAATATATTGCCCGCGGTGTGGAAGAAAAGTTGCCACGCACGATGGGCGTTCAACAATGAACATTTCTGTGGAATGTAGGAAATGTCACAAAAAAGTGGTATTTTATCCGGAGAATGAGAAGACGGAATTAAAATCTCTTCCAATCCGGTCAACATCCAGTGGGATGACGTTTATTTAGGAGAAAAAAATGAGAAATGACAAATCTCTCCAAGACCTTGTTAAAGGCTGTTATGGTAGAAAAATTTTATATACAGATGTTGAAACCATCACAGAAGATAATATTGTCAATGTGGTGGGAGACTGCATCGGAAATTTTTATTACAACAAAACCATCATAGAATATCTTTGGCGATATTACAAAGGTGACCAGCCTGTTTTATACCGTGTAAAGGTGCAAAATGCTGATATTACAAACAAAATAGTAGAAAATCATGCGTATGAGATTGTTCAGTTCAAAGTAGGACAGACATATGGCGAGCCAATACAGTTTATCAGTCGAAAAGATGATGATGAAATTAATCGGGCAGTGGATGCGCTGAATGACTATCTTGTGGATGCGAATAAACAGGAAAAAGACATTAAAGCAGGAGAGTGGCAGTCAGCAACTGGAACATCTTTTAAGGCTGTGAGATTTTCAAATGGAGAAATACCATTTCAGATTGTTGCCCCTACTCCGATGAATACTTGTGTTATTTATAATCGGAGTACGGAAGAACCGGTGATTGCCGTACAGGAGCTTAAGGACGAAGATGGAAGATGGTACAAACTGTGCTATACAGACAATTATTCATGCAAAATTCAAAATGGAGTAGTTTCTGAATGGAAATTGCACGCATTTGGAAGTATACCTATTGTTGAGTTTCCAAATAATCATGAGAGAATTTCTGATATTGAGCTTGTCATAGGTATTTTGGATGCCATAAACAATATGCAGTCAAACAGAATGGATGGAATTGAGCAGTTTGTTCAGTACTGGGTTAAGTTTGTGAACTGTGAAATCGACCAAAAAACGTTTGAAGAGATGAAAATGAGCCATGCTTTGACGGTAAAGTCCAATAACAAGGATAACAAAGCCGATGTTGAGATTATGACGCAGGAACTAAATCAGAGCCAGTGTCAGGTGGCAAAAGATGATTTGTGGGACAATGCCTTGGCAATATTAGCAATACCAAACAGAGAGTCCCAAAACTCTGGAGGAGATACACAAGGAGCAGTATCATTAAGGGCTGGATGGGATTTTTCAAAGACAAGAGCAAAATTAAAAGACCCAATTGTGAAATCGGCAGAGAAGAGACTTGCAAAAGTTGTCTTAAATGTAATACGCGTTAAGGACAAGGATTTGAAATTGTCAATGAGGGATTTTGATGTGCAAATCAATCATAGCCCGCAAGACAATATGTATACAAAGTCGCAAACACTATATCAGCTTTTAGAGTGCGGCATACATCCTCTTATTGCCATTAAAACGGTGGGGCTTTGGGGAGATGCTGAAAAGACATTCCTCTTGTCTAAGCCATATATAGATGCGTTGTGGAAAACCATTGATGATGCAGAAGAGCAGGAACAAAAAGCACAGGAAATTGTAAATCAATTAAATAAACAGCAAAATAAGACAGCTACCGAGTAATCGGCGGCTGTTTTTATTTTATAAAAATTCGCAAAGTTGTGAGCGTAAAAAACAACAGTGTCATTCGGTGTCGTTGCACCGCAAAAATTCGTAAAGACATATCGGAGGTAATCAATGAAAAGAGAAGAGTTAATTGCAATGGGTATCAGTGAGGAAAATGTTGAAAAAATCATTGCTGATTACGGCAGTGCCGTACAGAGAGAACAGGCAAAAGCAGCAGAGCTTAAGGCAAAGGCAGACAGCGCAGATGAGTTGCAGAAAAAGCTGGATGAAATGGAAGCAGGAAACCTCACGGAACTTGAAAAAGCAAACAAGGCGTTAGAGACAGCAAATCAGCAGATTTCAGATATGCAGAAGAAAAACGCTATCAGAGACCAGCGCGAAGCATTGATGGAAAAGTTAAAAATCAATGCAGAGCAGGCAAAATCTGTCGTCAAAGATGATGGAAGCCTTGATTATGACGCTCTTGGAAAGATTACATCCGAAAAGGAAACCGCAGCAGCGCAGGCAAAGGAACAGGAGATCGCAAATAATTCTGAAAATCCGGGCGGCGGTACTGCAGGTGGAGAGAATAAAAAAACGGCAGATGTTGAAAATGCCGAAAGTATCAGCTTTGGCGAACCGGCAAAAAATGCAGAAGCCAAAGACCATTATGTTTTATAGGAGGTAAATTATGGGAAAACCAATTGAAAGAGACTTTACACAGAGTAAAGGAATTTTAAAATTCTTTCCTTATGAGGGTGCGGCGTGCATCGTTTCGCAGACAATGGTAACAAGTGCCGATGCAAACGGAAAGAAGATTGCAAAGGCAGGGACACCGTTCCCAAGCAATGACGAATCTTGCAAAGGGTATCTTCTGGAAGATGTTGACGTAACAATGGGAGATGCGCCTGGAACTTATGTATATCAGGGTTCTATTGACAGCGCAAAGGTAACGGCAAATGGAGTGACCGTAGAAGCAACTGCAAAAGCAGCAACACCGCGTGTCACTTTTTTTGATTAAGAAATGGAGGTATTAGAGAATGGCATTACCATTAGCAGAAGCATTTACCGCAAGAAGTCTTGGGGTTATGTGGAATAATTATGAAAAAACGCTTGGTTCTGCGCCTTACTTAGGTAGACAGAAATTTGGAACCAGAAAACAGGACAGCCTTGAACTTAGATTTATCAAAGGGAAAAACGGTCTTCCGGTATCATTAAAGGCATCCAATTTTGATGCGCAGGCAGAGTTAAGAGATGTCGGTGGATTTTCGGATATTCAGAACGAGATGCCGTTCTACCGTGAATCTTACATGGTAACAGAGCGTGAAGAGCAGGAGTATGCAAATTACCAGTCGGCAGAAAATTCCAACATGGCAAACCAGGTGCTTAGAGAAATCAGCAAAAAACCGATGATGCTGATTGAGGGCGCAAGAGTAGTGCCGGAACGCCAGATTTGGCAGTTATTAGCACCATCTGATGGTATTCCAAGAGTACAGGTAACAATTGGTGGCAAGAGCTACTATGTTGATTATACTTCCGATAATGGAGTATCGCACAAGAGAGACCATTACAAAGATATTTCTGGAAGCGATACCGATAAATGGTCTGCATCCGAAACAGCAACGCCACTTGATGACCTTATCGAGATTAAACGTGAGTTTGCAAAGAAAACCGGATATTCCCTTGCACGTTTTAGCATGAATACAGAAACGTGGGAGATGGTTCTTAAGGCAGAAGACACAAAGAAACAGGTGCTTGGAATTACTGCTTACAATGGAGGTATTCGTTTACAGCAGGGGCAGGTTACAGAGTATCTTAGAGGATACGGCATCGAGATTGAAGTTTACGACAAACTTTACATCGACCCGGCAGACGGTGCCACCAAATATTTTATCCCTACAGGAGTTATTTCAGCGCAGGCATCCGGCGTGTACCTTGGAGATTATGTCTTTGGAAAGACACCGGAAGAGAGAAGCGGAAGTTTAACAGACGGAAACCTTTCTATTGTAGAAACCGGTATTTCGGTGTATACATACGCAACAAATCATCCGATCAACACTCATTGCGTTGTGTCAATGATCGGATTGCCTACTTTTGAGGGCATGGACAGCGTTGTTGTCATGAAAGTTGCGTAGGAGGTGCGGTATGATTGCTGAATACACGGTAAAGCGCAATGGAAGATGGTACAAGGCAGGAGATGAAATCCCGGACATTGTTCCGGGAGAGAAATCTTCCGGCGGGTACACCAAGACAGAGATTAACAGAATGAGCACTGCTGATTTACAGGCACTTGCCGCTGAACATGGGATCGAGGGTGCAGAAGAAATCAGTGGAGCGGAACTGAAACGCATTTTGATCGAGCAGTTCGGATTATAGGTAGGGAAGAATGGACGAATATACAACATTAGAGCAGGTCAAAATCAGACTGAAACAATTTCATATTGAAACCGTTACGGATGAAGATGGTGTTACTTCTGATGTTGTCGTGTTCGACCAGAAAGAAGATAATCCTTACATTGAACAGCTTATCAAGCAGGCAAGAAATGAAGTGGTAAGCAAGCGGAATTACCCGGAAAGCTACACGGATGAAAAAATATACGAGGATTTGAAACAGTTTGAGGATGTAATCGTCAATTTAGCCGTGTACGACCATTCACAGGCAGGAGAAGCCTATATGGCAAGTTATTCAGAAAACGGCGTAAGCCGTAGCTGGAAAGACAGGGAAAGCTTGTTTGTTGGAGTATTTCCGTTTGTAAAAGCATTATAACCGTATGGGATTCCATCTGGTTAGAAGATTGTGCGTTACGTTTTGCCGACGTCGGCAAAACGTAGCAGGCGGCACACATTGAGCGGTGGTGGGCGGTGTGCCATAAAAATGAAAGGCGGTATATGATTTGACGATTGAAATATCAACAGCAATCATTATAAGCGTGCTGTCGCTTGGTTTTTCCGTCTTTATGGGCTTGAAGAGCAACAAAAGGACAGACAACACGGATCTTGAAGAACGCGTGAGGGAGAACACACGCATTAACATGAAGTTGGATGCCATTTCAAACAACACGACCGAGATCAAGAATGAAGTTTCGGAGATGAGAAAAGAAATAAATTCTCACGACAACAGAATTATAAAGGTTGAAGAAAGTGTGAAATCGGCGCATCACAGAATTGACGGGATAGAAACCCGTCTTAATGATGAAAAGGAGGTTTAATCATGGATATTATACAGTCTGTAATTGCAAATATGACAATTATTCTGGCAATCATTGGTGCGCTGGCATTTGTTGTGTCTGTGGTAACACAGGTAATCAAAGGTGTAGGCGTATTTTCTAAGATTCCAACGGACATTTTGGTATTTGTTCTTTCTATCGGAATCACGGTCGCTGCGTTTGTGGCATACATGCAGTACATCCAGACATCAATTTTATGGTATATGATCTTGGCAGCTATTATTGCAGGATTTATTGTTGCGTTTGTCGCAATGTATGGATGGGAAAAGCTTTCTGAGCTGTGGAAACGGTTCGGCAAGGATGTGAAGTGAAATGCTTGAGATCAATAAGCAAAAAATGAGTTATTCGCAGCAAAGCGGCAAGGTGCCGGTATATGTGACGGATGATGATGGTAACATCGAATATTCTTCGTACACGGATTCTGATGGTAATGTAATTTATTACCTCGATAAAGATGGAAACAAAATACCGAAAACAACCGGAGAGTATACCACAGGTTACGAGAAGCCTGTGGTTTTTTATTCTTCAATCAGCAATAAGTTGAGTGAAGCACTTATAAAAGAGTTTGGCGTTGACAATTCCACAAACTTTGTTCAAATTGTCGAGGACAAAGGGAAACTTCCATTGAACGTCGGTTCTTTGGTATGGAAACGGTCAGATGTAAGGTACAAAGATGAAGAGAATACAATCGTTGACGAAAATTCGGCTGATTACATCGTAAAAGGTGTTGCAGACGAGGGATTGACGGTTGATTTGTTCTTATTGCAAAAAAATGTGAAGTAGGTGCGGCATGGGGAAGAAAGTAATCACAATGAGCCTGTCTGAAAAGTCTATTCAGAATGCAATACAAGAGCTTAGAGCCTATCAAAACAGCTTAACATATAAATGTCAGCTATTGGCAGAAAAACTCGCGGAAAAGGGCGTAGAGATTGCCAGAGTGCAAATTGCTGACCTTGACGCAATATTCACATCGGAACTGATTTCAAGTGTTCACGTGGAATACGAAGGAAGCACTAAGGGCGGCGGGATATGGGCGGTAATAGCCGGTACAGACCATGCCGCATTTGTTGAGTTTGGAACCGGAATTGTGGGACAGCAAAGTCCTTATCCTGGGAAACTGCCGGAGGGTGTTTCGTGGCAGTACGCAAGTGGAAAAACTATACATCAGATTTCAGATGGAAGATATGGATGGTTTTATCAGGACGACAATGGCGATTGGTGGTTTACAGAGGGAATGCCAAGCCGACCATTCATGTATCTGACCGCAAATGAGTTGCGTCAGATTGTCACGCAGACAGCGAAGGAGGTGTTTGGATAATGAAGTACAGAAAAAAACCGGTAGAAATTGAAGCTATTCAGTGGACTGGATTAAATCTCGAAGAAATAAAAGCTTTTGTCGGTGGTTCATTAATCTATGATATTCTCGACACAGCATGGGAAGTAGGTAAAGGTAGACCTCATGTATTTATGAAAATAAAAACACTCGAAGGCGATATGAACGTATCTGAAGGAGATTATATTATCAAAGGTCTCATTGGCGAATTCTATCCATGCAAGCCAGATATTTTCAAGAAAACATATGAGGTGGTTAAATAATGGCAGGCAACCAGTGGGTATTTGACCTTGAAACAAACATTTTCTCCAATGTTGTAACGATTGCAAAACCAAAACTCCAGAAGAAATACAAAAGCATGAATTTTGACACTGCATTTACAACGGTTGAAAAAAACATTGATAAAGCCCCTGTTTTCCCGACTATTTACATTCACGAGATGCCGGGGCTTGAACGTGGGGCAGATTTAGAGGGCACATCCGTAAATGCGGTGCAGGAAACAATACAGGTTGACGTCATTACAAACACAAAGCAAAGCGATGCAAAAGGGATTATGGCTATTTTAGCTGATGCCTTTAAGCAGATGAGATTTCAAATTACAGCAATGCCGGAGTTTAAAAACGACAGCGAAAAAAATTTTAGAAGCGTTGCAAGGTTCCGGAGGATAATCGGAGCCAACGACAGATTGATGTAAAAGAGCCGAAAGGCTCTATTTTTTATGCACCGGGCGCAAATAGATGCGTCTGATAACCGCATTATTTGGCGGTAGAAAGAGAGGTAAAAATGGCAGCAGGATTGTCTACGTTAGGCATTACGTTTGGCTATGGAACAGAAACAACAGCTGGGACAAAGCCTACATCATTTAAACAGCTTACAAGAATTAACGCAATCGGCGGTATCAACATTGAGCCGGAACAGATTGACGCATCTGCATTAGAAGATGCTATTACCAGATATGTAAAGGGGCGCGCAGATACCGGTGGCTCTTTCACTATCACGGTAAACCTTACAGATGCCACAAAGGAAGAGTGGGAAGCACTTATCACAGCGTACAAGGCGCTTGCCGGCGGGAAAAGAATGTGGTTTGAAACGATTATCCCGGGATTTACCGAAGCGTTTTTTGTTGTGGCTCAGCCGCCAGAGCAGATTCCACAGCCGGAGATTGGTCAGAACGAACTTTTGACGGTTGAAATGAATCTTACCATTGAAGAATACAAGGGCATGGACACCGCTGTAGCTTTTACACCGGGGGAATAACACGTCAGTCGAATAGTTCGGTTGGATCGGCTGACGATAACCAGACAACCGAGCCAGAGCTTGAAGAAACAATTTAAAAGAACAGGGCGGTCTTCGGACTGCCCTTTCCCTATATGAGAGGGAGAAAGGGAAAGAAAATGACAAAATTAAAATTTGGCGAGAAAGAATTACAGATCAAGTTTGGATATGAAGCAACCGTGAAAAGCGGAATTATCAAGAAAGTAGCAAAATTAGACCAGATGGAAGATATCGAAGCGGTTGACGAAATCCTTTTATTTCTTCCAGAGTTAATCCTTGTAGGCGCGCAGAAGTTTCACAAAGAGGAACTTGGATACAATCCGGACAATGAGGGAGAAAAGGAACAGCAGCTTGGAAAAGTATATGCCATGCTGGATGATTACTTTGACGGAGAAGATGCAGATGTTCAGGTACTTTACAATGCACTTTTAGCGGAGCTGCTTGAAAACGGTTTTTTATCAAAACTGCTCAAAGCAGAGCAGAAAGAAGCGGAGAAGAAAACTCCGAGGAAAAAGTAGAAGAACAGAGAGAACTTACATGGGGAACATATTGTGCGGAAATCCGCCCGTTTTGGCTGTTAGTAACCAAGGGATATGGATTTACTGTACATGACATAGACATGTCGTGCCCGGCTGACTTACAGCCATATGCAGATGCATACAGCTTGGAGAGAAAACAGCGGGATAATGAAATGTGGATGTGGTTTGGAACATACGGATTGTCTGCGGTATCGGTGGCAGTAGAACATTGCCTTGCCGGACGAAAAGCAATATCAAAGTATATTAAAAAACCAATCAATGAGCAACAAGGGAAAGATGATTCAGAAATGACGGAAGAAGAAATAAAGAAACAGAGAGAGCTATTTGTGGCAAAACTTAAAGTCATGCAGTCAAACTATGAGTTGAGCCACCCAAAACCAGAAAAGAACTTGGAGGTATAAATATGAGAATTGGATCTGCAAGACATGATGAAAATGGGAAATTGACCGGTGGGAGACCGGGAGATCAGACCGGAACAGAAGTAAGTATGCAAAACTTTTATGTTCATAAAAAAGGATGGTATGTGTTAAGACCAAAAACAAAAGATATGGCGGATAAACTGGCAGAATCAATGATTACAGCGTGCAATAATGATAATATTGGCTACTGTCAGGGACACCGGCTTGGAATTGTCAAATATGGTATTAATTCAAAAGTAAAAACAGAAGCAGATTGCGGCACAACGGTACGTGCATGCATTATTCATGCAACTGGAAAAGATGTTGGAAATTTCACCACAGCAAATGAAAAATCTGTACTTCTTTCTAGTGGCATGTTTGATGACATTGGAGGTTATGCGGCAGGAATGGTTCTTTACAACGGAGATGTTATTGTCACAAAAACAAAAGGTCATACAGCGATTGTGACAAGCGGAAACCCTAGAAAAAATGTAAAAGATCATTTAAACCCATACCCGGAACCTGCAAGGATTTTAAAGAAAAAATTCCCTTGCATGAGAGGGGATGATGTGAGATGGCTTCAGACGGAGCTTATTTATCACGGATGCCTAGATGAAAAAGATAAAAAGGGAAACAGTAATGTGGACGGTATTCTTGGAAATGATACGGCGACCGGTATTGGAACATTCCAGAAAAAAGTCGGAATTACAGTAGATAAGAAATGTGGACCGGTTACAAGAGAAAAATTAAAAGAGTAGATCAAGGACGGTAAGGTGTCACAGCCTACCGTCTTTTTATTTTGCATAGAAAGTTGGTGCATATATGGCAGACATTGATGAATTACAAATAAAAATCAAAGCTGACTCTGCAAAAGCAAGTAATTCCATAGAAAGCCTTGTAAACAGCATGAATAGGCTCCGGGAAAGCATATCGTTTGACACTGCAAAACTTTCAAATATTGCAAGCGGAATCAGAAGCATTTCCGATGCGGCTACCGGGTTCAAAGGTGGTAAATCTTCGGAAATCACATCAATGGTGCGGGCACTCAATAAATTTTCTGGTGTTGATGCAAATTCTATCCACGGAATATCTTCTGCTGTGAGAGATCTTGCATCTGGAATAGCAAGTGTTAAGGCTGTTGATACAAGCGGACTCATAAGCATGGTGTCTGCGTTGTCAAAAATCGGTGGCAAGGCATCTACACAGGCGACAAAGAATCTGCCGGCTTTATCTGCGCAGTTACAAAACTTTGTACGCCAGATGAACAAGATAGGTGCATTGAATTTTGATATGACCAACATGAGTAATCTTGTAACGTCCATATCAAGGCTTGGAAGCGTTGCAAGCGGTCGCGCGGTGACTAATATACCTTTGCTTGCTGACAACCTCAAATACCTGTTTGAGACACTCTCAAAAGCACCAAATGTAAGCGCAAATATTTTACAAATGACACAGGCACTTGGAAATCTTTCAAACAGATCTGGCGGTGCGATTACTGGATTAAATAACAGCATCAGTAATCTTTCCGGTTCTTTCCTTGGATTTAAGACATCCACAGGAAAAGCATTGATCGGACTCAAGTCATTCACAAGACAGATTTTGTCCTCTATGGGGATTTATCTTGGTCTGTACGGAGCGATAAGAGGAATAAAAAATGCAATCGACATATCATCGGCATTAACAGAGGTTCAGAACGTTGTTGATGTTACTTTTGGTGACATGTCAAAAAAAGTCAATGAGTTTGCACAGGACTCTATACGTCAGTTTGGTATGTCAGAACTGACATTGAAACAGACGGCAAGCCGATTCCAAGCAATGGGAACAGCCATGGGAATTGACAGCAGTTTGATAAAGAAAGCCAATGAGTTCTTGAACAAACAGACAGATGGCTATATTGGTTTGTCTGATTCCATGGCTGATGTGTCTTTGAATTTAACAAAATTAACTGCTGATATGGCATCTCTGTATAACATAGATCAGGATGTTGTGTCGCAGGATTTAGCTGCAATATTTACCGGACAGACACGTCCATTAAGAGATTACGGTCTTGATCTCACACAGGCAACCCTTAAAGAGTGGGCGATGAAACAGGGATTAGATTCTGATATTGCGTCTATGTCACAGGCTGAAAAGACAATGCTCCGGTATCAGTATGTGCTTGCCAATACGCAGACAGCGCAGGGAGACTTTGCACGTACGGCTGATTCGTGGGCGAACCAGATAAGAATTTTAAAACAGTCATTTGAACAGCTTGGCAGTGTTATTGGTGGAGCATTAATCAATGCTTTCAAACCATTCGTAAAAGCACTCAATTCCGTTTTACTGGTTGTTATCAGCTTTGTTACAAAGGTTACAAACGCTTTAGGCGCAATCTTCGGATGGAAATATGAGGATTCCGGTGCAGGACTTGCAGATAACTTTTCAGATGCGGCAGAGAGTGCAGATGATGTTGCGGACAGCACAGGACAGGCGGCAAAGAACATCGACAAGATGAATAAAGGTGTCCGTCAGTTTGATGAATTGAAACTGATTACCACAAATGATGGTTCTGGCAAAAAAGGTTCGGGCGGTTCCGGCGGCGGTGCATCCGGTGGAGCCAGCGGCGGTAAACTCGTCAAGACTGATACCATTTTCAAGAATTACGAAAGTGATATTAAAAATCTGAAACAACTTGGAAAATACATCAGTGATGCCTTATCAAAAGCTATGGAGTCTATCAACTGGGATAAGATTTATTCCAAGGCAAGAAATTTTGGCAAAGGCTTGGCAGATTTCCTCAATGGTCTTATCAATCCGAGATTGTTTGGAAATGTTGGTAAAACGATTGCCGGGGCACTGAATACGGCGATTTATGCAACCCTTTCCTTTGGTCAGACATTTGACTGGTCAAACCTTGGAAAATCACTGGCAGAGGGAATAAATAAATTCTTCAAAACATTTGATTTTAAAGCACTTGCAGAAGATATAAATACTTGGGTACAGGGAGTTTACAAGACAATTAAGACCATGATAGAAAATATCAAGTGGTCTGATGTTTGGAAAGGCGTAAAAGATTTTCTTTCAAACATTGATATTGAGACAGTTGAAATTCTTCTTGGAGCATTTGCCCTGAAACTTGCAGGCAAACTGTTAACAGGGAAACTTCTCAAGGAGAATATTGGGAAATTAATAGGAGCGAAATTCACAGCCGCTTTTGGTTCAACGGCGGTAAAATCATTGCTCTCTTATGCAATTCCTATTTCACTTGCTGTAGTAGTGGCAACGTTATCTTTTACGGTTGGAAAAGATAGCATAAAAAAAGATGTTAATAATTTAAAAAAAGCGTATGAAAAAGGCGGTTTTCTGCAATATCTTCAGGAAAGTTTTAAACAACTTCTTAATCCATTTGAATGGATTAATGCATATGGCGGTGGAGTTTTGAGCCATGATACTGTGATGGACAAATTAGGCATTGGAAATGGAATGAATGTTGATGAATTTGTCAAAAATCTGCCTAAAAAGGAAGATTACAAATCATTAGATGATTTCCAAAAAGCACTAAATGAGTTCAATGATAATATGCCTAATAAATTAAATGTACCTGACAGCTTTGATCTAAAGGCGTGGATAGATGAATGGAAGAATATAAACGGATTAGATGATGTAGATTTACGAGCAGATGTCGTCCTTCCAAATTTACAAGAGAAGATTTCCGAGTTCAAAGACAATGTCAAAGAATGGTGGGGATTGAATGTAGAACTTCCAGTTCATAACAAATTGACAACTACTCAAAATGATATTTCTTTATGGTGGGAAAATGTAAAGGAATATTGGGGAGAAAAAAAGCTTTCAATACAGACAGAAATAGGAGAAATAAAAGGTAAAATAGAAGAAAAGTGGAATGAAGCCTTAACTTACATTCAGGAGAATATTTTCCCGTGGTTCACAAAAGAAAAGTGGATGGAAGTAGGAAATGGAATAAAAGAGGGATTATCTGCTAAATGGGATGAGTTTTCCGATTGGTGGCAAAAGACAGGAATATATAACTGGTGGGAAAATCATGTAAAACCTTGGTTTACAAAAGAAAAATGGGATGAACAGGGAGACGGAATGAAAAAAGGTCTTTCTGAAAAATGGGACGAATTTAGTAACTGGTGGAGTACATCTGGAATTGGTTCTTGGTGGACAAATCATGTCGCACCGTATTTTACGAAAGACAAATGGACATTCAGTGGCATTTCTGACGGATTGAAGCAGGCATTTGATAATGCTGTTGCAGGAATTAAGCAGGTATGGAATAATTTTGCAACGTGGCTTAATTCAAAACTGTCTTTTTCATGGGATTCTGTAAATATTGGTGGAAAAGAAATAATTCAAGCTGGCAATATTAACCTCGGGAAAATACCAACATTTGCAACCGGAGGCTTCCCGGAAGATGGTTTATTTTTTGCAAATCACGGAGAAATGGTCGGGCAGTTTAGCAATGGAAATACAGCGGTTGCGAATAACAGCCAAATCGTAGAAGGAATTAAAGCAGGAGTAAAAAGCGCAGTATCAGAAGCATTGACACCATATCTGTCACAAATCGCACAGAATACAAGTGAAAACAGCGGAATTAAAGTTGAATTAGACGGCAAGGTAATATATGACAGTACAGTTAAGCAATGGAAGAGTGAAGCAAGAAGAACACAGAGAAATCCAGTTCCAATATTTTAATGACAAATACCGCCACTTGTGCTAGAATTATTTTATTACAAGTGGTGGGAGGAAAAGCTATGAATGAAAAAAGTGAAACAAAATTATGCAAATACTGTCAGACGGAGATTCCAGCTAAAGCAAAAATTTGCCCTAATTGCAAAAAAAAGCAGGGTGGGGCAACAAAGTGGTTTGTTGCGGTGGTTATAGTTATAATCCTGTTGATTGCCACATTTGGCGGAAACGGAGAAAACAACGATGCAGTTGCTGATTCTACCGAGCAAAATAAAAAAGTTTCTTCTATTAGTACGGTAGATAACAAGGAAGCGACAAGAGAAGAAGTTTCTGATTCTGATTTTTTGGTAAAAGAGTATCTGTACGAAAACACAATAGGAGACACATTAGATTTTTTGATTGTAACAAATAATTCAAACACGAATGTCGCAATTTCTGGGAACGCTATAGCCAAAGATTCAAGTGGGAATTCAATAGGAGCCGCCGACATGAGCATTGATGTATTGGGAGCAGGGGAAACATCTATTGGCGTTTTCTATTTTGATAGTGTGTCCGGAATTGACAAGGTGGATTACACATTAGATTATGACGAAAACCCATATTATAAACCGGTTGTAAATGATTTATCCGTTGAACAGACATTTAATGATGAAAACGTTACTGTATCCGTGACCAATAACAGCACAAATCCGGCGCTTTTTGTAAGCGCGTATGCAATATTTTTTGACAGTAGCAATAATGTGGTAAATTACAACAGCACATATATTACAGATTCAGACAGTGAGATTAAACCAGGGAAAACTATTTCGGGGCAGCTTGATTGTTATGGAAAATACGATTATGCAGAGGTATATTTTACTGGAAGAGCAGATAAATAGAATAATAAACTAAAGGAGAAGAATGTATGTACGACAAAGAAAAAGGGATTTATCCATCTGGAGGATATCTTGTTGGTAGAGATTTACCATTGGGCGGTTATGTTTTTACTGCAAAAAACGGTCAAAAAGGTTGCGTTACTCTTTACAAAAGCTATAAAGATTTTAAAGAAGAGGAAATGGAATTAACCTATGAATACTTTGAAGAAGATTATCATTTATCGCTAATGGAAGATGGTAATTACTTATTGGTGGAAAATGCAACAATACAGAAAATATAAGAGGAAGCGCAGAGATGCGCTTCTTTTTTGATTTATTTAGCACCTATCATACACGGTAGGTGCTATTTTTGTACCCATTTTTAGGAGAATAGCCATGAAAAAATATAAACCAATAGACTGGGGTAAGTGCTCGGAAAACCGGACACCAATAGGAAATCCGAATAATTGCTTTGTGGCGGATATTCTGCCGGACGGAAAAACGGAAATCTTATTTTTAAGTGATGATAACGGTGTTCATATTTGTAAATCTGAAAAAACAACTTGATTGGAGGTGTTCGCATGGCGTACAGCGGATGGCTGTTAAAGATTGGCAATTACATAGTGCCGATGTCGTTTATGAAAGCAGAAACATACAGTCCATATGTCAACATGCAGGATTTGGACGATTATACAGACGCCAACGGCTATCTGCATAGAAATGCCGTGGAGTTAAAGGCGTTAAAGGTCGAATTTGAAACCCCAGCTATGCTGACAAATAAGACTTTTAGTGAGGTTTTAAACAATATTCGAAGTCAGTTCACAAATGCGACAGGGAGAGCCTGCTATATCACAGCGTATATCCCGGAATATGACGATTATGTGACACAGTACGGCTATATGGCAGATTTTCAGCCTACGATATACGGAACATATGATGGAATAATTCGTTACAATTCAGTTCGGCTTGCTTTCATAGGGGGTGTGTATGGTGGTTAATTATAAATATGGCGACTTGTTCAAAAAAGATACGGTCGATAAGCAGTTATCCATCGTATCTGATGATGAAAAAATCAATATCACAAATACAGAGCTACACCAAGAAAAATTCGAATTGACCGAAAGTTTGTGTTCGGAACAGGAATTGACGTTTGGATCATGCGAAGCCGCCATGATTAAATTCACGGTGTCAAATACATTTTTGCCAATGAAGGGCAGATGGATGACAGTAAGGATGTCTCTTGGTGGACATACAGATGTTCCATTTCAGTTCGGGAGATATAAGGTTGATTCTGATACGCCTACGGCAGACAGGACGTGCCGTGATGTTGTCGCATATGATGCTCTTTATGACATTTTAAATGCAGATGTGGCAGCATGGTATAACACTGTCTTTCCATCCCATAAAGAGCAGCAGAAAGATAAAGATGGAAAAACTACGACTGTTACAGTTTATGATCCGGTCACAATGAAGCAATTCCGGGACAGCTTTTTTAAGTACTTCGGGATTGAGCAGGCTGACATTGCTCTCATTAATGACAATATGTCTATTGAGAAAACAGTTGCGGTCACGCCATCCAGTGAGACAAGTTCTGATACAGAGGAATCGAGCATCATAGGCGAATCTATGAGTGGCAAGGAAGTGTTGTCCTGTATTTGTGAGATCAATGGCTGTATGGGGCACATGGGGCGCGACGGGAAGTTTCATTATATTTATCTGGAACAGGAGATACAGGGATTATATCCGAGAAATGACCTTTATCCGGCAGATGATCTGTTTCCGCGCGATCCAAAGAGTACGCAGATAGGAAAAGGATTCTATGTTACTGCCACATATGAAGATTATCTTGTCAAAACCATTAATAAACTTCAGATCAGGGAGCAGAAGAATGATATTGGCGTGATCGTAGGCACCGGAGACAATGCCTATGTGATCGAGGATAATTTTCTTGTCTATGGTAAAGGAACGAAAGAATTAAAAAGCATTGCAAACAATGTTCTTTCAAAGATCAGGGGGATTGTTTATCGCCCGTTTACGGCAGACTGCAAAGGAAATCCGTGCCTTGAGGTCGGGGATGCAGTGCGGCTGCCGACCAGATATGAACTGATCGAGTCCTATATTCTGAAAAGAACTATGAAAGGCATACAGGCTTTACGTGATGATTTGGAAGCGGACGGGGAAGAGTACCGGACGAATGGAGCGAATGGTATACAGAAAAGTATTTTAAAGCTCAAAGGCAAGAGTAATGTGCTGGAGCGGACTATCGAAAAGACGCAGAGCACGATAACGGATGTTGAGAAGGGATTGCAGTCACAGATCACGCAAACTGCAACCGAAATTCGCACAGAAGTTAAAAATACAACGGATGGTTTATCATCGAGAATCACGCAAAATGCGAGCAGTATTACAGCAGAAGTTAAAAGGGCACAGGGACAGGAAGTTGAACTTGCAGCAGCTATTAAAATTAATGAGGACAAGATTACAGCGGAAGTTACGAGAGCAAGCGAAGCAGAGGGCGTTTTGTCCGGAAAGATAGAGGTAACTGCAACTAAGATACGGTCAGAAGTCAGTGCTTCGTTGAAGGCATGGAATATTGATGGCTATGATATTAATTATTATGGTTTTGGAAAACCCCAAGATACTTACCCTGCATCATCCAAATATAATGGACGCAGTTTTTTAGATCAGGATAGTGGAAAATTGTATGGCTGCGATCCGGATGGCGGAATTAACAGCGGTAAATATAAATGGACATTGATAACCACGCTTAAGCAGCTTTCATCCAATATGTCCAGTGCGATTACGCAGACATCAAAGGGGATCGAAAGCAAAGTTACAAGAGATAGTGTTGTTTCAGAAATCAACCAGTCAGCCGAGGGCATCAAAATTAAAGCAAAACTGCTTGAATTAAAAGGCTCTATGGAAATGACCGGGGGATATATGCATATTCAAGCGGAAGAGTCTGTAGAAAACCTTATTGAATTTAAACGCAGTGGAACACTTGTACAGATGGGAACGGATGGATTTCGAACAGTGGAAGGGACGCTTGAAAGTCCTGTTCATAAATGTACGGTTCAATATAATCAGGTTTCATTGCATAAAGGCGCAAACGATAATGACCACATGATGATCCATTTAGACGGAGATACCGGAGTAGGTGGATTCAGAGGTGGAGTAATTAATGGATCTGACAAAAGAATAAAAAACACAATTTTAGATTTAAGCAAAAAGCAATCATCTGAGTTTATTTATTCTTTAAGAGCAAAATCGTATCGTTATAATTTCGAAAAAGATGGGTTCCATCATGGATTTATTGCACAGGATGTTTTGAAAAAAGCGGAAAAAGGGTGGAATATTTGTCCAAAAACGTTTTCAGACAGCAATGGGAAAAAGTATTACGGACTGAAATATACGGAACTTATTGCAGATCTGGTAGCCACAGTGCAGTTACAGCATGAAGAGATAGAAAATCTGAAAGAAAAGGTGGAAAGTTTATGATTAACGCAGAAATCCGAGAGTTTGAGAATGACATTATTAATTATGTAAATGCCTGTGAAAGTATTCCGGTTGAGGTTAAATATCTGGTGTTTAAAGATATTTTGCATCAGATCGAATCAGAAGCAAATAGAAATGTGATTGCCGAACGGGAACAGATGGAGAAAGACATGGAAAAGGAGGGCAAGGAACATGAATAAAGCACACGTACCTATCAACTGGGAGAATTACCCAAGCGATGAGACTCCGTTGAACGAACGAAACCTCAACAAAATGGATAGTGCTATCGGCATTATTGACGACAATGTAGTTACCCTGGATGCGACAAAAGCAACCAAGACAGAGGTAGCAACTCTTGTTGCAGACGTGACCTTTGAGGAATCGACCGGAATCATTACGATCACAAAAAAGAACGGTTCTAAGATTACGATTGATACACAGATGGAGAAAATCGCAATCAACTTCGATTATAACCCGACTACACAGCAGATTATCCTGACTCTGATTGATGGCACGAAACAGTACATAGACCTGTCGGCACTGATTACACAGTATGAGTTCCTTGATTCTGATACGGTAGCTTTTTATATTGATAAGGATGGAAAAGTGTCTGCCATCGTCAAAGAGGGTAGCATCGAGGAAAAACACTTGGAGCCAAACTATCTTGCGAAAATCAAAGTGGAAGTGGCAAAGGCAGAGTCAAGCCAGCAGGCAGCGGCAAAGTCCGAAGCCAACGCCAAAGCAAGTGAGAATGCTGCAAAAGCCAGTGAAACAGCGGCAAAAACATCCGAAACCAATGCCAAAGCGTCAGAGACAGCGGCAGCGAAGTCAGCTACGGCGGCAGAGGCATCCGAAAGCAACGCAAAAGTCAGTGAGACATCCGCCAGTGAATCATCCGCCACAGCCACGGAGAAAGCATCATCCGCCAGTCAGTCAGCTGATACAGCAGCCGAAAAAGCAGATATTGCAACTCAAAAGGCTGCGGAGATCATCGGTAAGGCGGAATCTGCAGAAGAAAGTGCAACCAAGGCACAGAGTTATGCTGTTGGTGGTACAGGAAGCAGAGAGGGCGAGGATTCTGACAATGCCAAGTATTACTATCAGCAGGCAAAAGATGTATCAGAAGGACTTAAAGGTGGATTGCAGCCACACGGAACAGTTGCATTTGCAGATCTTCCGGCACTTGCGGATGTTAGCACAGGGTGGATGTTCAATATTTCAGACGAATTTACAACCACGGATGATTTTAAAGAGGGAGCCGGGAATGTAATTCCGGCAGGTGCCAATATTTATAAAACATCAGATGAAAAGTGGGACGTGCTGGCCGGAACTCCAGTTACCGGAATCAAAGGTGTAAATGAAGATTCTTTCCGTCGTGGAAATGTAGTGCTTACGGCAAAAGATGTTGGCGCAGTGTCAACCGGGGGAGATACAGCAGAGAATACCACAGCATTTACAGCAGCATCCGCAAGAGAAAATCTCAAAAGCGGAGAAAAGCATAGTATTTTGTTCGGGAAAATCGCAAAGTGGTTTGCAGATCTGAAAGCAGTTGCTTTTAGCGGCAGTTATAATGATTTGAGCAATAAACCAACTATACCAACTGTAATCAATAATAACACAACAACTGTAGCAGGGTATGCACTTGATGCAAGGCAGGCAAATCCGAATGTATCAGGGAGCATGGCGGCTCAGATGAAGAGTAATTATGAACCCAAATTACAAATAGTCAGTGCCGCAAGCACTGCCGCTGGGTTAGGAGCAGGAGCAACCAGAACAGATACAATTAGTATTACAATTCCAACAGGCTATTCATTTACGGGATTTGTAATTTGCGATTATAATAACAATTCCGGAAAAACTTTAACCACTATTCAAACTGTAACAGTATCAGGTTCAAATGTAACTGTATTAGTACTGTTATATAATACGTCGTCCGGGAAAAGTAATGCACTTGCCAGAGTAAAAGCACTTATGGTCAAGAATATTTAGTAAAAGGAAGAAATATGTTATGAAATTAAAAACAACAAAAAATACTTTAACAATTAATAACATCAATTATGTTGATGGAAAACTGAATGTCGAATTTACAGGCAACCAAACCTGTGAGGAGCTGCAGGACGCTTTTTCGGATAAGGAAGAACTTGCAGTGTTAAAAATTTACACTGACGAGGATGCGTTGACATCGGTTATTCCTGGATATGTAGTCTTAGAGCAGATTATTTTACAGAAAGACATAAAAACGGTTGTACTGGCGAAAGAAGCAGATGATACCGAACAGCGAATAACGGCTGTATCGGAGAATCTGGCTGAAAACGCTGCACAAACAGCAGAAAATACAGACAGCATTGATAAACAGAGAGCAGATATTGATTACATGGCAATGCAGATGGAGGTGAGCCTGGATGAGTAAGAAATATGAAAAAGTAAAAAATTACTATGACAAAGGACTGTGGAATGAGAACCGTGTACATAATGCTGTAGGTAAATGGATCACGTCGGAGGAATATGAGCAGATCACAGGGAAAGTATACACAGAAGATGTGGATGCCTGATGAGACAGACAGAAAACTATGAATTTAATATTCTGGAAGAAAATGAGTTCTACGATGCGGAACTGGAAAATGAAAATTGAAGAAAGTTAGATGCTGCGCTTAAGGAGATCAGCGATAAGCTATGCAGTAAAGACAACTGAATAATCCAAAGCGCCTAAGAGCCGATTACATGACCGTGTGTTGTGTAGCCGGCTCTTTTGCATAAAGCCTACGGGCAGAAAGGAAAATTATTCACTTAAAATTCATCACAGATAACTGGCAGATGCATAATTTTCAACCAGTAATTAATTTTTTAACAAAATTTAAACTAATCAATCGACATTCTGTGACAATAAGAAATTTACCTGTCGAAACTTGCGACCGAAAGAAATTGAATGTTTGCGGGAAAATTTGTAAAATAAAATTGTCCGATAAGGGCACTTCAAGTTCTGGCTGAGGGGCGGGATAAGGCGTTTTCTTGTCCCTCAACTACAAACGAGTTTGTAATTTGTAGCAATTTGTCAAATGGGGTTGACGGTATCGAACATAAGTTCTATAATTTGTTTATCGCTATCAGAAGTGCGGAATGATTGGAGGAAATCAATATGGGGGAAAACGAAGTAAATGAGAACTACAAAAAAGAGCTAATAAAAAAAATATCTGAAATTGACGATACTTGGATTTTAAGTCAAATACTAAAGGCAGTAATAAATATAACAAAAGAGGGCAATTAGCCCTCTTTTGTTATTTCTAATACAATTTTTTCTAGGCATTCCCAATCTCTTTCATCGAGCTTTGCCAATGCTTCTATAAAGCGTTTCTTAAATTTTTTGTCTGGCAAATCCATCACTTTATTTGCAAAATCAAAAACTTCTTGATTTTTTGTTCTGGATTTTTCCATATTTCCTTTTCCGGTTCGAACCCATTCTTCATTTACCGAATACAAAGAGCAAAGAACCTTTAAGGACTGGTCTGATAAATTTCTTTGACCATTTTCTATTAAAGAAATGTAATTTCTTGATAATCCAAGTTCCTTGCCAAATTCTTCTTGGCTTTTCCCTAGTTTTTCACGTAAAAATTTTATACGTTCTTTCATTTTATCAAGCACCTCCTTCCTGCAAAAAATAATATATCACTAATTGCTAACAATGTCAACAAAAAGGTATTGACATTGATTACATTGTATGATATTGTATGCTTACAAAGTCAACAAGAAAGGAAGTGAACCAAATGAGCGAAAAGGAAAAAGACCTAATTGTTAGGATTTCAAAAGCAATTCCAAAACTTGATAAAGAGAAACAGAGCTACGTTCTCGGAGTCGCAGAGGGAATGATTTTAGCTAACGAACAGGCTTGCCCTAAAAATAATGAGAAAGGAGAAATGCAGTGAGAATTTTAAAAGAAATGCTCAACACGTTAAAGAGTATTGACGGTACACTAAAACGCATTGAGCAGTCCGTTTCAGAGGAGAAACAGCATGAAGTGATAAAAGAAGCTGTTTCTCATGCAATGGTTGGAGAAAGGTACGAACCTACTCCGAAAGATTTTTGACAGCAAAATCGTATGCCGCTTTTAAATACAGAACTTCTTCGGATGACATTTCTGTATTTCCGCAAAGTGGAGCTTCGCGTTTGTCAATTTCATATTCTGAAAGTTTTGAACTGGCATATGTGACAGCTAAGTCATGAATTGTCTTTTCAATCATTGTAGCACCTCCCTTATTTGATGATAAGGGAATTATAACACGGAAAGGAGTTGGAGGAAACGGAAGAGTTAAAACAAGCAAAAATGCAGACGCCGATTGAGATTGCACTTGGTGTCGATGAAAATGGAATGACCACCGCAAAGAAGTTGTATGAGTTCTTGGAAATGGATAAAAGCCATTATTCCAGATGGGCGAAAGCGAATATTGTAGACAATGAATTTGCTACTGAAAATGAGGATTATTTTTACTCGCCATCAATGGCGAATGAAAGTAGCAGAGGAAATTTTGCTGATGATTACAAACTCACAGCACATTTCGCAAAGAAACTTTCCATGAAAGGAAACGGAGAGAAAGCAGAAGAAGCGCGTGAGTATTTTACGCATTTGGAAGAGCGCATGAAACAGAAGGTAATTGACCTCAACCAATTATCACCGGAGTTGCAGATGTTCCAGAAGATTTTCAATTCTGTAGCAGAACAGCAGTTAGAACAGAAACGGCAGGCGGAACAACTGAACCATGTGGAACAGAGAGTTGAGAGTATTCGGGAAGTGGTTGCACTTGATACAACATCATGGCGTGATGATACTGGAAATATTTTAAGAAAAATCAGCATGGAACTTGGTGGCGGACAGGCATACAGCCAAGTAAGAGCCGAAAGCTACGAACTGTTGTCAAAGCGAATGGGTGTAAATCTGAAACAGCGGCTGACTAATAAGCGCAGGCGCATGGCTGACGAGGGTATCTGTAAATCAACCAGAGACAAATTATCCTATGTGGATATTATTGCAGAGGATAAGAAGTTGATCGAGGGATATACAGCTATTGTGAAGGAAATGGCAATCAGATACGGAGTTGGAAAGGATTAACAGGAGGTATTCATGGATAGACAAATGAACATTGCTTTAAGAAAGACATTAGATCAGATCGGCGTAAAACATAGCCTTAAGGGTTACGGTTACATAATAAGTGCGGTTGAGAAATGTCTTGAAAACAGAAGTAAACTTATCAGCATTATTAAAGGACTCTATACTGAAATCGCAGAAGAAAACAGCGATACAGTCTGGAGAGTAGAAAGATCAATCCGGCACGCAATTGAAGTTACATGGACAAATGGCAATACAAATGCAATCAACAAAATTTTTGGTTACACGGTTTCAGTGGAAAAAGGAAAGCCGACAAATTCAGAGTTTATCGCATTAATAACAGATTTTGTTTCCTTGTATGGTGATGAGATTGCCAATGGTTCCTATAAGTGGTAGGAGTGATGTGTCTATGAAGAAGTTTGCAAAGGTAATTGAAATGATCGGCACCGTTGTTTTTCTGTTTTGCATCTGCATTGATGCAACGGAGTATCCGGTCACTGCTATACCTGTATTGATTGGATTACTTCTTATTTATATAGGAACAAAAATAGATGGGGAGTGGCAGGAGTATACAGAAGAGATTGTAGATTACGATTACAGAAGTGAGTCTGATGACGATGACGGTATTACCTATATCACATTTGACACTGATTACAGCAAAGAAAAGGAATCATCCGAACCGACCAAAGCTGAATGATTCCCAATCAAAGCAATAGCATAAGCTATTTGCGCCTATTTTAGCATAAGAAAAGGAGAAATTCAAATATGAGAGCAGAAAACAATAAAGTGGAATTTACAGGAACGATTATCACAGAGCCGGAATTTAACCATGAGGTGTTTGGAGAGGGATTTTATAATATGCACCTCAAAGTGGATAGATTAAGTGGGACGGCTGATATTATCCCATTAATTATTTCAGAGAGATTAATCAATCTGAATGATAAATACACGGGCACTGCCGTTAATGTTTCCGGTGTGTATAGTTCTTATAACAAACATGAGGAAAAGAGAAATCGTCTGTTATTATATGTATTCGTCTGTGAAATTGAAAAAGCGAATACGGGAGAGCATACAGATTTGAACAAAATCCAGCTTGACGGATATGTATGCAAAGAACCGATTTACAGGAAAACTCCGCTTGGAAGAGAAATTGCAGATTTATTAATCGCAGTCAATCGTTCCTATGGCAAATCAGATTATATTCCGTGTGTTGTCTGGGGCAGAAATGCGGTGTATACATCTGGACTTCCGGTTGGAACGCATTTGAAACTTACCGGACGCATTCAGAGCCGTGGGTATGTAAAGATGTACGAAGATGGGACAGAAGAGCAGAGAACAGCATATGAGGCGTCTGTGAGCAAAATTAATGTATTAGAGGAGGAAAATTAAGATGGCAGAAAATACCGTTACAATTTCCGTTGAGGAATATGCAGATCTGGTTGCATGCAGGACGAAAGTTCATACAGCATGTGCCATTATTGTAAATGAACACCAAAGAGACATTGAGCTGATGGGGAAAAAGGGAACAACTATTAATTCAAAAATTATAGAGTCAGCTCTTGGATATATTGACGATGAAGCATGCTTTGAAGAGGCACTTAAAAAATATAAAGAGTGGAAGGAGAAGGAAAATGAAACTGAAAATTAGATCATTACATATGGAGAATTTCAAGGGAATTAAGAGCCTTGACGTGAATTTCTCTGTGAAAACGAAGATCAGCGGGCAGAATGCCGTAGGAAAGACAACGATCTTTGATGCGTTTACATGGCTGCTTTTCAACAAGAACAGTTCCGGAGAGGAAAAATTCAATGTTCGACCGTTGGATAAGGACGGAAACCGCATTGATAACGTGGAGATTAAGGTTGTAGCGGTTCTGGATGTAGATGGCAAGGAAATGGAACTTTCAAAGATTCAGAAGCAGAACTGGGTAAAGAAGCGTGGCACCGATACCGTGACTTTGCAGGGAAATGTCAATTCATTTGAAATTGACGGTTATCCAAAGAGTGAAGCTGATTTCAAAGCTTATGTTTCCGGTCTTGCGCAGAGCGAGGATATGTTTAAGATGCTGACCAATCCGCAGTATTTCTCTTCTTTGAAATGGAAAGATCAGCGCGATATTCTGATGCGCCTCGCAACGGATGTATCGGATGTTGAACTGGCGCAGACAGATGCTAAGTATGCCCCATTACTCGGCGAGTTGGAGAAAGCACCGTCCACAGATGATATCCGTGCTAAGTTTTCCAAAGCGTTATCCGGGTGGAAGAAGAAACAGGCTGAAATTCCGGTGCGTATTGATGAAGCAGAAAAATCCAAGATTGATGTGGATGTGGCAGAACAGGAGCTTGCAAAGGTAGATCTGGTAAGAAGAATCGCTGAATGTGACAAGAAAATGGAGAATGCCGGTAGCACGTTAGGCGATTTGAGAAGCAAGGAAATGCAGTTGCAATTTGATATGTCCGGCATTATGCAGGTCATGAATGACGAACTTTCCGCAAAACGTAGAGGTCTTGACAGTGCCAAGGATGATGCAACACGAGAGTTCAATGACTTACATAATCAGATTCAGTCTGCGGAAAATCAGATCAAGGCAAATGAGAAGACAATTTCCGATACAGATGCAGAGCGGAAAAATCTTGGTGTTGAATACAATGCAGAATTTTCCAAGGCATTTGATGAAATGCCATATCTCTTTGACGAATCCAAGTGGAAATTTGATGAATCTACAACGGTTTGTTCCTTATGTGGTCAGAAGTTGCCGCAGGATAAGATTGAGTCTCTTAAGGCTGATTTTGAGCAGAAAAAGGCAGATGCCAAGGCACGTGCCACCAAGCAGTTAGAGGATGCACGCAAAGCATTTGATGATGCAAAGGGCGCAAAACTTAAAGGTCTGATTGACAAGGGCAACGCTTGCAAGGCTGATATTGAGCGATTGACAAAGGAAAACGCCAAGTTGCAGGAAGACATTGTGGCACTCAAAGAGCAGGAATCCAAGGCACTTGCAAAGCAGAATGATTATGCAAAGCAGTTATCCGAGATCCCGGCAGAAGCTGATTATTCGCAGAATGAAGAGTATGTGAAGCTGAAAACAGAGCATGACAAGATTCTTGCTGATATTGCAAAGGTTGAATCCGAGGGCGCAGACAAGGTTGTTACTGATTTAAAAGCCGAGAAAGCCGATCTGCAGAGTCAGCTTGAAGAGGTGAACAAGGTTATCGCGCAGGCGGCTAACAATGTGGCGATTGATGATCGTATCGAAACGCTTCGTGACGAGCAGAAAGAAATCGGGCAGAAAGTTGCCGATCAGGAACAGATGCTTTATCTCTTGGAAGAGTTCATTCGTTTCAAGCTGGATAAGGTTTCAGAATCTATTAACAGCCATTTCAAGACCGTAAATTTCAAACTCTTTGAAATGCAGTTAAATGGCGGTATGAAAGATTGTTGTGAGTGTACTGTGAATGGCGTTCCGTATTCGGCTTTAAACAGTGGTCATAGAATCGTAGCCGGACTTGATATTATCCGTTCTCTTAGCGAGTTATACGGTGTGAGCGTACCGATTTTCGTAGATAACGCCGAATCGCTGAATGAATTTAATGTGCCGGATATGGATGCACAGTTAATTCTTTTGAGTGTTTCCGAGGATAAACAGTTGAAAGTGGAGGGTGTGTAAATGAAAGAAGAATTATTGAAAATAGCATCGGAAAGTTTATCTTCGGATGAAGTAAGTGAAATTGTCAAAGAAAAATTTATGAATGCATTGGGAGGAGCAATCGAAGATGCTTTTCGCTGGGGAGATGCAAAGCATGCCATTGAGAAAAAGGTAAAAGAAGTAATGGTTCCATACATTGAGAGTTATGATTTTTCAGAGTACCTTCCTAAACTTGATTCTGTTTTAACAGAGATTGTTAATTCGGATTTCTGTATTGGAAATAAAAAGATTTTGGAGAATTTTAAAGACCTTATGATGGAGCCGGAGCAGAAAGAAATCAAACTTACGGATTTGTTCAAGGCATGGATTAAACAATGTGAAAGGGATATTGACACAGAAGATTTAGACATTGATTACGATGATGGCGTTTCTTATCAATACGTGGAATGTGAAATGCGGTTTGAGCTGGAAGATAAGCCATCATGGAGCAGTGTGCAAAGAGCAGTTATCACATTTGAAAATGAGCATGATGAAAAACTGAATGTTGAAATTCCTGTGTCAAAGTGGATATGGGATAACGGAAAAGAAGAACCATATACACTTTCTTCCTATAAGGATTTGACGATTTCGTCACTTAGAAACTTGAGTGAATTTGAGGTGCTACTCTTGAGATTATCCAGAGCTAAAACGGCTATCGTTATTGATAAGGAATATGATGACAGTTATATTCGACCGGAAAAAGAACCGGAAGCGGATTTTCACTAAGAAAGCGAGGAAAAATAATTATGGCAGAAACAAAGAAACAGGAAGTTGCGGCACAGGGAAAGCAGGAAATGAATACACAGCTTTCCTATTATGCGAACCAGTACACAGGACTTATTGAGCGTGACTTCGCAGAACACGGACTTGTGTTTGACGATTATTCCAAGCAGTGTGCTATGGCATCTATGAGTGCAATTTACAACCTTGTTACATCTAACAAAGCCGCTATGAGCAACTTGAATGGTTCTAATTTGAGACAGGTTATTGGACAGGTATCAAGCCTTCAACTTAATGCCAATGCGGTGCCGAGGGAGTGCTACTTCCAGTTGAGAAGTAAACAGGATGCAAACGGAAACTGGTACAAGGAAGTAGAAATGGGAATCGAAGGAGACGGAAACGATGCGCTTCTCCGTAACTTTGGTGTTGATGTTAAAAAGGTATATCCAGTATGGCTTGTGAAAGAAGGGGATGAATTTACATATCCGAAGCACAGAGGTGTTGAAGTTACGCCGCCGGAGTGGGAAGAAAAAGGATTGTCACAGAAAGTAATCCGTGTTGTTTATCCTGTTGAAATGAATGACGGAAAAATCGAGTACATGATTGCAGAGCGTGAAAGCGTAAAAGGGAATCTTTTCGCTCATGTCCGTAATAATCTGTTGAATGAAACTTTCGGACTTGTAAAAGGTGGCAAAAAGACACGTTATGATGCAACAGAAGCAGAAAAGAAAGCTATCGCAGAAAAGAAAAATGAAATTCTGAAAGCACTTTTAGCCTGTGAGACTATTGAAGATATGCTTGCTTGTGAAGTTGCAAGACCATATATGAGTGCCGCATGGCTTGATACATCGGAATCTATGATTGTTCGTAAAATGCGTAATAACGCCATTAAAAAGCATCCAAAAGACCTTAATGCTATTGCAAAACAGTCTCTTATGCAGATGGATGAAACTTATCAGCAGACGCAGGAAGAAATTGCGGAAAATGCCAATTCAGAGCCATTTGTTGTAGCTGAATCCGAAGCTATTGAGACCGGGAGCGAAGTAGTTGAACCACAGCCAGAAAAAGTAGCCGGAGAAGTCGTTGAGAATGACGAGAACGTACCGGACTTTATGAAAGATTAGAGGTGGATGTATGAGAGTTATATCACAGAATGGAACGCTTGATGTTCCATATGAACAAGTTATTATAAGCAGATACAGAACCAGTATATTTTTCATTAACAAGAGCTTTACAAATAAGAAAACGATAGCGGACGATACTGAATTAGCCGTGTACTCTACGGAAGAAAAAGCGCGGAAAGCTATGGAAGACCTGCAATATGCGTATGCATGCCGTAATATAGCGATGTTCGACAAAGAAAAAGCTATTTATATTCCGAATGATAAAATGACTAAAGCTGTTATTGGAGGTGTCTTTCAGTTCCCAACAGAGGAAGAATTGGAGTAGTCTATGGAAGTTTCATCTTATTTAGAGTTCGTGCAGAAAGGCATGGAAGATAATATTTACAATTTCTGCAAAGACGGAAAATGTAGCCAATGCGGTAACTGCTGTTCAAACCTCTTACCTATAAGTAGAAAGGAAGTAGATGCCATTCACAGATATATCCGTAAGAATCATATCAAAGAGTGCAAACATCTTCTTCCCACTGCGAATAGAACGTATGATATGACATGCCCTTTTCTTGATACGGATAAGAGTTGCGAGAAATGCAGAATCTATCCGGTTCGACCAGAAATTTGCAAGCAATTTATCTGTGACAATGAGCAGAGAGCAAAGCATAATAGGGCATTGTTTGGACAGACGAGACAGATTATTGATGTGAGGAGTGAGTTCTTTAATGAGACTTAAAGTCTTAGGTTCCGGTTCATCCGGCAACTGCTATATTTTGGAGAATGAAAACGAAGCCTTGATAATCGAAGCTGGGTTGCCATTCATGGAAGTCAAGAAAGCCTTGAATTTCAATGTAATGAAGATAGTCGGCATGATTTCCAGCCATGAGCATGGAGACCATTATAAATATTTCGAGCAATATAAAAATGCAGGAATCAATTCGGCTTGCTTTGGTACAGGAATTCCCGAATATGATGCCGATAAAATGAAGTATTATCTTGTTTCTATGGGGAAATTCAGAATTAAAATTTTTCCATTAGTACACGATGTTCCTTGCTATGGCTTTTACATTACGCATCCAGAAATGGGTAGTTTGGTGTATGCATCTGATACCGAGTACATCAAATACCGATTCAAAAATGTCAATCATTTTATGGTTGAGAGCAATTACGATATGCAGTTTGTGAACCGAGAAGAGCCAAATTACGAACACAGATTAAGAGGTCATATGAGCTTACCAACGGCACTTGACTTTATTTCTACTAACGATAATCCGGCATTGCGAAATGTCGTTCTAATTCACTTATCAGATAAAAGCGGAGATCCCGCACTATTCAAACAAAAGACAGAAGAAACAGTTAAATATGGAGCAAATGTTTATATTGCAGAAAAAGGATTAGAGGTTGATATGAACCTTTGCCCGTTCTGAAAAGAGAAAAAATGAAATTATACAGTTATTTTTTCTGCGGTGAAAAGCTGGAAGAAAAAGCATTTGAAGCAAAGGAATGTTCTAAGACATATACCGCCTTAGAACGTGGAGTCGGTTGTATATATAAGGGTATGAGAATTAATAAAGAGAGCATTGGCAATCTTATTGAACATTCTAATACAATCGTATTCTTGGAAGAAAGCAGGAATGCGGCGATTGAAGCGTTCATTTCAAGAGAAAAGAGACGTGCGGATTTTGCAAAAAGAAATCTCGACCGTGCACAGGAAAACATTGCGCATCTTGAAAAACTGAAATAGGTTGTAACACCTTGGCATTTGCCTAAAAGAAACCAATTCATGCGGTATCTGATCTTTGGCAAGGAGTTTAATATATCACAAAAAACTAAATTGAAAGCCATGAGATACCTTTGGCGGTTGCTAAGAGTGACCGCCAGAAAGGAGTATACGTGTTAATAATTGAGGATAAAGGACAGAAAGAGGGCTTGCATATCCTTAAGAATAGATATTTCAAAAGCCACGATATGGAAGTCTTGCGTGCACCATTGCCGGTTGGAGATTACATAATTGCCACAGACAAGGTAGCGGATGTTATCCATAGAAAATCAGCTAGAAAAATGGAACTTAAAAAGATGGATTTCCTTGGAACTTATGATGTATCTGTAGATACTAAGAAAGATATGCAGGAGATTGTAGGAAACATCTGCGGACGTCAGCATGGAAGATTTCGTGATGAGTGTATTCTTGCTCAAAACAACGGAATCAAACTTTATGTATTGGTAGAAAACGAAGATGGAATCAAATCCATTGAAGATGTTTCTAAGTGGAACAATCCACGAGTAGACCGGTATAACAATATTGCATATATGCACACACTTGGAAAATTGCTGAATGTACCGCTACCGAAAACAAAGCCGACATCTGGCAAGGTATTGGCAAAAGCTATGTTGACAATGCAACTTAAGTATGGCGTTGAGTTCGTATTTTGTCGCCCGGAAGATGCAGGGGCAAAGGTTATTGAATTGCTTGGAGGTAGTGAAAATGGCGGGGAATAAGCGGTATTACTGGCTTAAACTGATGGATGATTTCTTTGACAGTAAACGAATCAAGAAACTCCGTAAGATGGCTGGCGGTGATACATACACGATCATATACCTTAAGATGCAGTTGTTGTCGTTGAAAAAGGGCGGCTACTTAGAGTATTCCGGCTTGGAAGATGAATTTTACAAAGAGATCGCCCTTGATATTGACGAGGACGAAATCAATGTTCAAGTAACGATTCAGTATCTTCTTTCCTGCGGATTGCTTGAAACATCAGATTCCATTGAGTACAAGTTGCCATTTGTGCAAGATAACCTAGGAAGTGAGACTGCAAGTACAAGAAGAAGTCGTAAATCTAGGGAAAATGCACAAAAAGCGTTGCAATGCAACAGTGGAGCAACGGAGTGCAACATTTTGCAACAAAATTGCAATGTAGAGATAGATATAGAGAAAGATATAGATACAGATATAGAGATAGAGAAAGAAAATACAAAAGAAAGCGTGCCTGCATCTGATTTGGACTTTGACGCGGAATGGGGATGGGAATACACGATCAATGCATATCCAAAGAAAACGTCGTTAACGTCTGCCAAGGTAGCATGGATGGACAAGCTTTTAGAAGTTATCGAGCCGAACAGGAAAGCCGTTGCAAAGCTGATATATGAGGCTACAGTGGCATATGTTACTGACTATATAGAGAAGAATCCGGATGATACAAATTATCGTTATATTCCGAAATATGGTGATTGGCTGAAAGAGGATTGCGATTACTGGATTCGTCAAGTTGAGAAACGAAAGCGAGGTGAGAGCAGTTGACGGAAGCAGAAATTGGAGTGATCGGATGTGTATTGATTGACAATGATTCCATGTACAAGGTTTATAACAAATTGAAGCCGGAAATGTTCAGCTCTGAATTTTGCCAAGATGCTTTTGCTGAAATGCTTGCCATGTATGATCGTGGAGAAAACATTAATGTCGTTTCACTGTCTCAGTCACTTGAAAACCACAAATGGGAGCCGGAAATGATTGCCGGGGAGCTTAAGGAATGTATTGCCGCAACTCCGTTATCGACAGCAATGAAAAACTATGCGGATGCAGTCATTAAGGATTGGCGGGCAAGGGAAACGAAAAGCCTTTTCCAGAGAGTGAGCCTTAGACCATGTGATATTGATAATTCGATCGCGGAAGTTCTTACAAGGCTTGAAGAAATCCAAGTTAATCAGTTGAAGAAATCTAAGTTGATGAAGCAAATCGTATCAGAGAACAAAGATAAATACTTCAATGATGATGTGGGAGAGGACAGGGTAAAGACAGGATTTTACCATCTTGACGATTGCCTTGGCGGTCTTGAAGGCGGAGACATTACAGTTGTTGCCGCGAGACCGGGAGTTGGTAAGTCTGCTATTGTGGCACAAATAATCGAGAATATGGCAAGAAAAGGCTATAACACTTGTTACTACAACATGGAGATGAACAACAGTCAGATTTATGAAAGGTTTGTTTCAAGAATGTCAAAGATTGGTCTGACAAGAGTTCGCAGGGCAAAGGCTTTTCTTGGTGGAGAGAAAGAAGCCTTTGACAAGGCAAATGATGAGCTTGAAAAATATCCGATCACAATTGACGATCAGACAAATGTTATTGAGGAAATGAGAACGCAATGCAGGCATCAAAGATATGACGTGATCGTAGTTGACTATCTGCAATTGGTACGGTGTAACCGGAAGTTCAATAATCGTGCATCCGAAGTCGGGGAAGTTTCGAAGCAATTCAAAGCACTTGCGAGAGAGCTTCACGTTCCGATCATCCTATTGTCACAGCTTAACCGAGTATCGGAAATGAATGTAACGAAAGAGCCTACAATGTCCGAATTAAGAGAATCCGGAGATATTGAGCAGGATGCTTCCAATATTATTCTTATGTGGAATTTGGATGAAGACAGAAAATTTAAAGGCTTGAAAGTTGAAAAGAATCGACAGGGTACACCGTTTAGAGAAGTTGTTCAGTTTGAAGGTGATCGTATGGAATTTATCGAGCGAACCGAAACCATTGAACAGATTCAAGCACGGATGCGACAGAAAGACGGTTTCCGAGAAGTATGTGGCAGCACACCATTTGATTAAAAGGTGAATGATTATGGCAAGTAAGAAATTTGAAAAAGGTTCCGAAGAATGGCAGTTTTTTAATGACTATTATAAATTCCGGCAGCAGTTTTATGAAGCTGATAACGAAGATGAGTGGTTCCAAGGAATGATGGAAGCAGGGGAAATGCTAATTAAAAAATATGCACGGACAAATATATCAAAATATGTTCAAAGTCTTGTATTTAGCCATTTTGAGGATGTAGAGAGGAGATGGAAGAGCAAATGAGTAATGCACTGGCAAGAAAGAAAAAGCGGATGCAGCCACTTGGATATTCCAAGAGTGAACTGATCGGAATACAGAGACACGCCAAGGCACAAAGCAATGCGGATTATCTAATAGAGGAATCCTATTATAACGTCCGTATGATGGCATATCAGGCACTGCATGATAAGTTCGGATTCGGACACAAAAGAATCATAAAGGTTGAGCAGACTATTGATGCATATGTGGAGAATGCAAAGGATGGAACGACAGGCGAGGAACTTGGTTTTTATCTGAAAGATAAATGCAAGATTGACGTGCGAGAGGAAACTAATAAGATTCCGTATCGTGAGAGCTTTTATCTGGTAGAGAGAAAGATTGCACCGAACTGCATGATACAGGCAAATAAGTTTTTACTGGCACAGGTATTTAATTATTTTGCTATGTTGGGTGTCTGCCTTAAAACGCAGTTTAAATTTTCGGGAAATCAGATCAGACAGGTTTATGAGAGAATCAGATATTTGATTAACTGCCTTGCTACCGGATATGAAACCATGACAGGGATCGCAAGTGTACTGGAATGGGAATGTAAGTACATTGATAAGCGGTTTATTGGAAAGACGTATGAAATATAGGAGGATTGGTTGATGGACAAGTTAGCTGTGGAACTGCAGGATGGATATTTTGTGGAGATTGATTCTCTGAATCACACCCTGAGACAGAGATACACCGGACAGGATAAGGACGGCAATGAAAAAGAAAGCGTTCGAACAATCGGATATTTTGGAGACATGAAACAGTGCATTAAGGCTTTGTTAGAGCGTTATCCGAGGGAGTTATCTGAAAAGGCACAGATTTCCTTTGATGAATACTTAGAACTGTTGGATAAGGCTTATACGAGGTCAGAACAATTTGTAAACAGTCTTGGAAAATGACGGAGGTATAAATTGCACAGAGAAAGCAAAGAGAGACGCAGAATCATAGCAGAGATGGAAAAACGTCAGACGAGAATACCGAAGCATCCAAACCCGGATGCATTGAGAGATTTTAAGGAAGTACCGTATCAGTTGCGGTACGGGAAGGAGAAGAAGGATGCTGAATAGAGAGAAATATGCAAAAGAGATTTTAAATATTGCCTGCGAGGGACATAGCATTGCTATGATCGATGGAAAGCTGAGACAGTGCAGTGGTGCATCATGTAGCAAGTGTGATTTCAACAGTAATATTAATTGCAGAAAAAATATTAACGAATGGGCGAACAGTGAATATGTCGAACCACAGGTTGATTGGAGCAAGGTTCCAGTTGATACACCGATTTTGGTTAGACAAACTGAAGAACACGCTTGGATTCATAGATACTTTGCAAAATACGAAAATGGATCAGTGTATGCATGGGAACAGGGTGCAACATCTTGGAGTGCTGAAAGACCGGCATATATATGCGACTGGAAATATGCCAAACTGGCAGAAAGCGAGGATCAGAATGTCGATAAGCAGGATTAAAAACCGGATATCTGAGGCAGCGACAGAAGCCTACGGATATTCTCCACTAACGAAAGTGATTTCAGAGGAAGAGGTAAACAGGATTCTGGCAGAGGAAGAAAAGACTGGTGGGTGGATTCCGGTAACAGAGAGACTGCCGGAGGATGATAAATATATCATGATTTCATTTAAAAATTTTACATTGCCGGACATTGGCAGATATGAAGCTGATAAGGACGGAAACGGTGCATTTTATCCGGGGGACGATGAGAAAAGTTATGTGGAATACGATTTGTTCGCGAATGCTTGGATGCCACTGCCGGAGCCGTACAGGGAAAGCGAGGAAAGTCATGATTGAGTGTATAAGAACTGCGGCACGGGATAGCAAAACGGAACGCATTAAAGTTTCTTGCCTAGATGTTATCGTCACAACGACAGGGAAAGCGCCGTATTACGAAATTAAGTACAAGGAAATCGGAGAGGACTATTATCATGTTGGCTACAGTTCCTATAAGCTAGAAAATGTTTTAGCTTGGAAAGGTGAGTGCTTTGAGATTGTGAAAGAATGCAGACCGCAGACCAATGCAGACCGGATCCGGAGCATGACGGACGAGGAACTTTTAGATTTCCTTTGCTCAATCGAAACATATGAGCAGGGTAGTGTAAAGACCATTGAGGGCGGTGTAGCAATGTGTTCTGTTACAGAGGTGGAACAATGGCTTAAGGCAGAAAGTGAGGGATAGCATGGAGAGATTAACAGAGAGAAATCCATTGTGGATTGATGATGAACTGTGGGAAAGGGCATGTGAACCGGATTGCGAGGAAATAGATGCCGTATATCGGAAACTCAAAGACTATGAGGATACCGAGGAGCAGGGATTACTTCTGCGGTTGCCGTGTGGAATTGGCTCAGATGTATATTTAATTCCTAGCAAAGTCAATTATGAATTAAATATTTTAAGTCTGCACCCGGAGAACAATAAAATTTATCATCAGAAAGTAGCCTTTATTACTTTTACAGAAAAAGGATGGTACATGGAGTGTGACAAAGATCGGGAATATGGTACAGACCGAATCCTGTCAGAAAAAATGTACAAGGAAACCTGGTTTTTATCACAAGAGGAAGCAGAAGCCAAGTTGAAAGAAATGGAGGAAAAGGATGGAAGATAGATATTTATGCAAAGCAAAACGAACTGATAACGACGAATGGGTTATTGGCGGTTTGGTACGATATGGATTTACCGGAAGAGAAAAATACTATATCGTCCCTAGTTACGCATCAGATTTATATGCTCTGAAAATTGATCCATCCACAATTTGTTGGTGCACCGGACTTAAGGATAAGAACGGAAAGCTGATTTTTGAGAATGATATTCTTTCAGGGCATATCGACGTTGGGTTTCCAGAAGATGAGACGAGAAAGCGTGTCGTGTGGCATGAAAACGGATGGTGTACGAATGAGCTGCGCTGTGATGACTACGAGGAACTGGATGATTTTGATTCAGAGAATTTTGAAGTGATCGGAAACATGATTGATAACCCGGAACTGTTGAAGGTGTAGGATGCCGAGAACCATAGCGTATAGAGCGGGAGGATTTACAAATTGTGGAATCGGTTACACAAAATTCAGTCAGGAGGAATTGGCAGAAATGAAAGATAGAGTCATGACGGAGAATGAAGCAATTGAAGAATTAAAATATGATTGTAACGAACTTGGAAAAGCGATTCCGTGTGATACATCATGGGGAAAATCATTTGAAAATGCTTATGCAATGGCAATCAATGCACTTGAAGAAATTGAACAGTACCGCACGATCGGAACAGTGGAAGAATGCCAGAAAGCGATGACTGTAAGAAGAGCGGTACAGGAGATCGTTGATCAACAGCTTATTGCTGGGGAAAACAGTTACGAAGAGATATATGCTTGCTTTTGGGAAATAGTAAAAGTAGTTCAGGCGAATTATTAGACAGGAGGGCAAACGATGAGACTGATTGATGCTGATGCACTAAAGAAAGATTTAAAATCGGTTACTTTAAGCAATGGAACTTTAGTAAATACAAATGCAGTATTGTATTTACTAGAAGAATATCCGACCGCCTATGACCCGGACAAGATTGTGGAGCAGTTGGAAAATGAGAGAAAGTTTTGGGAGAATGCATATAACAGGAATTTGGGAAAAGAGAAAGCAAGAAGTTATGAGCACGCAATCGAGATTGTGAAAGGCGGTGGAGTAGATGCGAAAACCGATTCCTAAATCTGTTAGAAAACAAGTATATGCAAAATACAACGGTCATTGCGCTTACTGTGGGTGTGAATTAGAGTACAAGGATATGCAAGTAGACCATGTTATTCCTTTAAACGGTTGGAGCGAACAGGGAACGGACACGGTGGATAATATGCTCCCTGCCTGCCGGAGTTGCAATCATTATAAAAGCCGTTCTACTCTTGAGGGATTCCGAAAGATGGTTGAAGCAATGCCAGATACCTTGATGCGGGATAGCGTAACTTATAAAAATGCGGTTCGCTTTGGTTTAGTAATTCCCAATAAGCAACCAATTACATTTTATTTTGAGAAAGTAGGTGGTGTAGATGGCAATTAAACCAATATTATTTAACACAAAAATGGTTCGGGCGATTCTGGATGGGAGAAAAGATGCAACGAGAAGAATTGTAAAAGGCTTTATTCCTGATGATGCAGTATGGGGATATACCGCTTTTACACCTAAAGGGTACATATCGTGTAGAGGTACATTTGCAGATGGGTATGGAGAGAAATTTTTTAAGTTGCCTTGCGAGTCGGGTGATACCCTGTATGTTCGAGAAACATGGTGCGGACTTCCAGTCAATGAAGCAGGTCATATGCGTGGTCATACCATCTATTATTACAAAGCTGATGGAGAACTTCGACCTAAAGGTTGGAGAGGCACTTGGCATCAGTCAATCCACATGCCGAAAGAAGCCGCACGCATCTGGCTTAAGGTTACGGATGTGAGGGTGGAGCGGTTGCAGGAGATAACCGATGAGCAAGCAAAACGTGAAGGCATACAGTATGATGAATGTCCAACAGGATTTACCTGGAAGCAAGAAACAGATATGCATAATTGCTACACAACTCCAATAGGAGCTATGCAAGCATTATGGAATTCCACCATTAAGAAATCCGACCTTGACCGCTACGGCTGGGATGCTAATTCTTATGTATGGGTTATCGAATTTGAGCGGTGTGAGAAACCGGAAGGAGTGTGAATGATGCGTAAAATCATAGAGAAGAAGATATTGCCGAAGTATTTTGATGCGGTTATCCGCGACAAAAAGAAGTTTGAAATCCGCAAGGACGAGGATGATTTGCAGATAGGCGATGCAGTTATTCTAAAAGAGTGGGATGGCGAAAAGTATACCGGACGCGAGGTCGGCAGGAACATTGTGTATATTTTGCGTGATGTGCCGGAGTACGGCTTAATGCCAGGATATGTGATATTTGGATGGTAAGGAGTGTGAGGTATGGCTAAAGCAGTATTGATTATGGATATGCCGGAATCATGTGATATGTGCGATTTCGTAGATGATGAGCAACCGCCAAGATACGGAGAAAAAACATTGTATTGTGGAATACCGGGAATGGGAGAGGACGTAACAGATTATATAGAATGTAGACCCGAATCTTGCCCGCTCCGGGAGTTGCCAGAGAAGATACCAGAGTTGAAATCTGGTTATGAAGATCTCGGCACATCAATACGTCGGGTGGGTTGGAATGCCTGCTTAGATGAAATTTTAAAATAAATTGAAAGGAGTGAGAGGTTTGCCATCAGATTGGATGATTTAAAAGCAATAAAACGATGAATTTATTGCATAAAACACAACATAATTAAATTTAAAGTGCACTATTGTAGATGTGTACACGGAATATAAGAAAGGAGCCGGAACCTATCCGGATAAAAGGCGCGCCGGGTTCCTTTTGAAGAAAATGATACATGGAGAATTGATAGTTGACAATTTTGCCGGTGGGGGCGGCGCTTCCACTGGTATAGAAATGGCAACCGGATACAGTGTTGATATTGCAATCAATCATGATCCAGAAGCAATTAAGATGCATAAGGCTAATCATCCGAACACGAAGCATTACTGTGAAAACGTCTGGGCAGTTGATCCAGTAAAGGCATGCAATGGGCATCCGGTTGGACTTGCCTGGTTCTCACCAGACTGTAAGCATTTCAGTAAAGCAAAAGGTGGAAAGCCAAAGGATAAAAATATCAGAGGTCTTGCATGGGTAGCTTGCAGGTGGGCGGGACTTGTCCGACCGAGAGTCATCATGCTTGAAAATGTGGAAGAGTTCAAAACATGGGGACCATTGAACAGAGGGCACCATCCGATCAAGGCAAAGCAGGGAAAAACATTTGAAAAATTTGTACAGCAGCTTAATGATCTGGGGTACACTGTAGAATTTAAAGAACTGATTGCTGCCGATTATGGCGCACCGACCATGCGAAAGAGATTCTTCCTGATTGCAAGGTGTGATGGCAAGCCGATTGTCTGGCCAGAGCCGACACACGCACCAGCAGACAGTGAAGCGGTAAAAGCAGGACTAGTGAAGCCTTATGTTGGAGCATACACGCAGTTGGATTTTTCATTGCCCTGTCCAAGTATCTTCGATACTTCGGAAGAAATCAAGGAGAAATACGGCATCCGGGCAGTAAGACCACTGGCACAAAAGACGATGGACAGGATAGCCAGAGGATTTATAAAATTCATTTTGAATAATCCAGAGCCTTTTATCATTCAGTGTAATCATGGCGGTGAGCGTAGACCGAATGATATCAGAGAGCCGATGCCTACCATAACCGGAAAGCACGGGTACGGGATTGTGGAGCCGTATATGGTGCAGATCGGGCAGACAGGGTTCACAAAGGACCGGAGTAAGGATGTGAGGGAGCCGCTCACAACGATTGTAAGCAAAAATGAACATTGTCTTATTAGTTCAACATTGATCCAGTATCATTCCGAGACAGCACAGGGAGAAGTTCGGGGACAGACGATTGAAGATCCGATCATGACCGTGGATGGTTCGAACAGGTATGGACTTGTCACATCATTTCTAAGCAAATTTTATAAGAGCGGCACAGGGCAAGATTTACGAGAACCATTGCATACAATTACAACGTCAGCCGGACATTTTGGAGAGGTCAGAGCATTTTTAATAAAATATTATGGAGATGCGACCGGACAAGATATTGAAAAACCACTTGATACCGTGACAACTAAGGACAGATTTGGACTGGTGACAATCAAGGGCGTGGATTATCAGATCGTGGATATCGGACTGCGGATGTTGGAGCCAAGGGAGTTATATGGATGCCAAGGATTCCCGGATGATTACATAATCGATCATGACTATACCGGAAAGATCTACCCACGGAGCGAACAGGTGCGCCGCTGCGGCAATGCTGTGTGTCCACCAATCCCCGCGGCGTTGGTCAGAGCAAATTTGCCAGAATTGTGTGTTGCAGAGCGGATGCCAAATATGCAGATAGAAGCAGAGCAGACAGGACAGCTCCGGTTTGCGTAAACCTTAAATTTTTCGGAGGTGTTGCCATGAATTTATTTGAAAAAGTAAAATGCAAAGGCTTTTATAAGCCATTTAAAGACGGAAGATGGCTGTATCTCGACAGGAAAACATTAACTGCTGATGCAATGGACAATAATCTGGCAGATGGAAACAATGATGGCACTGTCGAAAAGAACGTTGAATATATTGAGAAAACCTATTTCAAACACGTTGACAGGAATTTTATAGGTGTAATTGTTGGATATAAGGATATTGTTATCAAAGGTTATCTTGATGCAGTCTATCAAGACGAATGTGATGTAGGTATCGGAGTCATTCCAGAAGCGTTTTATGTATCGAAAAGAGCAAAAGAAACGGTAAAATGTGCTGTTGTTTATTATGCGAACAATTTAAAACATTATGTTCCATTGGAAGATTTGGAGGCGCTGCCATGATACAGACAGCAGAAGATAAAGTGAAAGAGTACTGCCAGTGCATCCGCAGAGAAATAGAACACTGGAAAGTTATCAATCAGAACGGGTGTAATGATCCGTTCTGGTCCGATGGATGCAATATGAATCTAACACGGAATCATATCATTTATTATCAGTCAAAGATCCGCGAGGCCTGCACAGAAAATCAGTTGTCATTACCGGAGGAATGTTATTTATCCATACCGCCGGAAGTGGACAATAATTATATGGCAAATCTTAAGCAAAAACCACGGGTGGAGAGATTGCGTCAGTTAGGGAGGATCATGACTGGACGCATTTATCAGTACGACGAGAACCAGATGAGTTTATTTTAGAACCAGATAACAAAACCAAGCGATCATCATACCACCTCCCGTAATAGTATATGCTGCGGAGGTGGGAGATGATATGGAAAGAGAGGGGCACAGATGGATTGGAATTATGACATGGACAGTTGTCCGTTAGATACAAAGGTTTTCTTATTGTCAGCAAACGACAACCTACTTTTGCCACAGCGTGAATTTGTTGGCACTCTTATGTGCAAAGGACATTCTGTTACAAGAGGTAAGTGCTTTAGTGGAGATCCAGAGTATTTTTATAGAAGCAAAATTGTTGCGTGGAAGAAATATAATGCAGAAAGAGAGGAAGAATTACATGAAATATACGGTAGAACTGACGGAAAACGGAATTAATGAAACATTGGAATTGAATGGAATAACTTACAGAAAAGAATGGACAAGGTCGGGAAATGGTTTACTTCAGTGTTCACAGAAAGATTTCTCGGAGCAGATGAGAGTGAATGGACATGATGGAGACCTTATAGAGAGAGTAGCAGAAGTATTTGACAGCTTTTTGGCAGGAGACGTAGATGATATCAGGGATTGTTATGATTAAGGAGAACGTGTAATTATGCTCAATAGCAAGGTATATACAAAAAAGTGTGTGATCTGCGGAAAAGAATATAAATCAATATCAGTCAGAGCACTTACCTGTGGAAAGGATTGCAGAAATGAATACCGCAGAAGAAAAGACAGAGAGAAAAGAAGCGCAAAAACATGTAGGAACAGCACTTTAGATGATGTTTTAAGAAAAGCAAGAGAAGCCGGGATGAGCTACGGAAAATATGTGGCAATGATGGACGGTACACAGAAGATCTGGCAGGGAGAAGAATAAAATATTGGAGGATAGTGGCTTATGAAGTTTTCAAAACTGACTAAGCCAGAGCTTGAAACAATTATTGAAAACGCCAATTTCACGGAGCAGGAAGAAGAAATATTTTATCTTCTTGCCCGTGGACTTATTTCAAAAGAAATAGCCATGAGACTATGCGTATCAACAAGAACAGTGGAAAGAAGAATTTTTGATATTAAACAGAAAGTAAAAAAGTTAGAAGGTGAGTTAAACGGGAAATCTTTCAAATAGTGAGTTGTTGAATATTGCCATCGAAAATGGTATTATCAACATAGACACCATTCAGAAAAAAATTGAAATGAACGAAAGGAAAAAATTTATTGAAAAACACACTTACAGCATTTGGCAAGGAAAAGATGGAAAGTTTTACACATATTTGCCAGATGAAGATAATAAGAGAGGAAAGAGACTTGTAAAGAGAACATCTGAAAAAGCAATTGAAGATGAAATAGTAAAGTTCTATAAAGCTAAGGAGGATGAACCTACAGTTATTCAGGTATATTCTAATTGGATTTCTGAAAAACTTGAATATGGTGAAATAACAAGACAGACAAAGGACAAGTACGAGACAAATTTTAAAAGATTTTTTGAAAATAAGTATTTGCCGATTGCAAATAGAAAAATCCGGTACATTGATGAAGAAATATTGGAATCATTCATAAAAACAGCTATTTCAAAACTGGAACTTACGCAAAAAGCTTATTCTGATATGCGGATATTGATTAACGGAATTTTCAAATATGCAAAGAAAAAACATTATACCAGCCTGAGCATAACCAGTTTTATGGGTGATTTGGAAATTTCGGAAAAGTCATTTAAAAAGAACCATAAGTCAGACTGCGAATTGGTATTTTCTAAGGATGAGGAACTTTTAATTGAACGATTTGTAATGGAAGATGAGCCTACATTGATAGAACTTGGCATTATTTTGGCATTTAAAACAGGATTGAGAGTTGGGGAAATATCTACCCTCTCATGGTCTGATGTCGGAGAAAATAAGATACATATATCAAAGACAGAAATAAGATATAGAGATGATAATGGCAAATATGTATTTGATGTTCAAAATTTTCCTAAAAGTGATGCCGGGTTTAGAGATGTTATAATTACCGCAGATACCAAAGAACTTATGAGAAAAATAAAAATGCTCAATCCATTTGGGCAATATATTTTTATGAAAAACGGTAAACGAATAAAAGGTCAGGCATTTACAAGGCGGCTATATGTGATATGTGATAGAATAGGAATTGGTGAACGTTCAATTCACAAGGCAAGAAAGACATATGCAACAAAGTTGATAGATGGAAATGTTCCAGAATCGGTAATAAAAACACAAATGGGGCATACAGATATCAGAACAACTCTCGATCATTACTATTTTAATAACAAGACAGAGAGTGAAATGCAGGAATATATTGCAAAAGCATTATCAATGTAAAAGGTAACACGAGGTAACACCTTTGGAGATAAAGAAATTCAGTATTTATGCGGGTTTGAGAGAATTGATACCGAGTTCGAATCTCCCTTCCGCTACT